TCTGTCTGTCTGTCTGTCTGTCTGTCTGTCTGTCTGTCTGTCTGTCTGTCTGTCTGTCAAGATTGTGTTATTAGATTTTTGACTGTCAAGGTATTTAACATATTTTCTTGCACCACTTACACAATTTGCCACTTCCTTACTTATTATTGGAAAACCATACTTTTCGCAAACTTCTGCAAATGAAATTTTAGGTTTCAAAATCACAAGGTTATCAAATGTCTGTGCAAATTCCTTTAACTCTGGATATTGTGTCGGTACATTCACGAACACAAAAGGAATATTTTTATATCCGCAAACCTCTCTGATTATATGTCCTAAAACTGTACTATCCTTGCCACCGCTAAATGATAGATACACGCCATCTTCTCCAAATTCATTAACCCATTCATTTATTCTACGTGCAGTCATGCTTATTTTTGCAGAAAGCGGAAGCGACTGCATCTGATATAAGTCTGACATTGTATGTTTATTTTCCATCTGCTTTCCTCCTAAAATCTTCAATTGGCTTATTGTATTTCTTCTTGCTTAAAATCTTCATTCTGTTTTGCTCCTTTCAACTGTTGTGCTATCTGCTTTACTTGTCTTATGGCATTTTCCCAAGTTGCGCCCTCGGTTGGTAATCCGCTTGACATAGCCATTCCGGAAAAACGTTCAGTGATGTTAGCAGTCAAATCATCAACAGCTTTGTCATAGATACTATCCCCGCGCACTTCGTCAAGACAGTATTTCAAGTCTTTAATAAGTCTTGCTGTTCCGTATAAGTGATACTCATTTTTTAGCATCGGGATAACTTCTGCTATTCTCGATTCAAATTCCATACGCTTAATTAGTTCTTTATCAATCATCATTGCCACCCTATTTCACACAATCGCTTCTAAGCATATCTGCCTTGATTAACTCATAGATAATATCAAGGTAAGTTCTATTGTCTCTGTATCTGCAATTAGCGTCTTTGTGAATTCTTGGGTCATTATCACTCCAATCGTTAACGTCAAAATGCACATCACTAACAAAAAGCATTTTTACGCCTCTTGATACGCACAAGTAATAACAGCCCTGTTTACCATATTCGCCCTTGCATTTCTTAAAGCCGAACTTCTCAAACTCTTTAGCTTTAACTGTTGGTATCAGCATTACTTTTACCCGCTTTTAATAAATCCATAAACCTTTAAGTTGCAACCTCGGTTTACCGAGGATTCGTTATTCCTTTCTTTCTCTTAAAATTTCATCCAAGCAGGCATTGAATCCTGCTCTGAACATTCTTTCTCCGTGTTCTCCAACTCTGCGTTCTTTTTTCTATGGCAGTTCCCGGAGCGGACACCAATCTGGTCTGCACGCAATATAATCTGTCACATCATCTCCAATACCTGGAGCATTGCAATACAACGTTCGCTCTCCATACCTTGGTGGCTGTGTATCGTCTGCAAAATCGCACATATCGCACGATTCCGGCATATCCATAACCAATACTGCTTTAGTCATACCATCACCCTTTCTTTTTCTTCTTAGGCTTAAACTTAAAAACATCATTTTTCTGACGGCTTACCATGCTACGATAGCCGTTCATTTTACTTACTCTGCTTTTACTCATACATCACACTCCTTTTGGTTTTTCACACCGCTCAAATTCGATCACCCATACCCACGGGTTTGCATCCCAACTGTAACGATCAAGATCGGATTTCTTGATGGTGGAGTTCCAAAGTTTTTCCCATTCCATCATCACTTCATCACATTGACTGCATTGTTCTTCTGTCCCATAACAGCACTGCGAACCGCTTTCTCCGTATGTATTAAGACAATCCCAACAATCAGGATAAGCTCCCTCTTTTATCACATCAACCGGCTTCATCTCCTGCAGCCGCTCTACTCTCACATTCATAACCTTAAGCCAGATACGCGCTGCTTCTTTCGGCATATGGATGGATGGGTGCCATATATGACTATCATTTTTAAAGCCACTTTCTGCTACTTCGTCCGCTCTAAAAACATACTGTTCATTTGAATTTAAAGCAATTGGATACCCCCAAGTTTCGCGGACATAGAGGATGTCACCCGGACAAATAGGACAAGTTCTTTCTGCTATGCTTAACTGCTCCGTATGCTCCTTATCAGCAAAGTTATGTACTGCATAAGTCCGACTGTCAGCATTGTAAAATTCCATATCCGGCACAGTACACTCATTGGCATCTTTGCAAATTCGCCTTGTGCAAGTCTTCCTTCCGTCCAGAATTGCCCTCACCATTTCGGTACTAATTTGTTTGTTGAATAAAATCGATTTAATTGGCATCTACACCACCTCATCTTCCCATTATGTCAGGGGATTTCTCCCATGAATTTCTAAACGCTTTTGTTCGAAGTTCTTTATTTTCTGCCCTTAACGCTTTATTTTCTGTCAAAATCTTCTGCAATTTGCAATCCTTTTTATGCTCACATCTTGTGTCCGCAGAATACTCGGTACACATTCTACATAATTCTATGCTTGTCACTTTACTCCACCGCCTTTCACAATCTGGATTGCTTTGCCAAATGCTTCAAATCTTCCCTGGCTTCTCCCATCATCGTAGATCTGTTCGCCGTCTCCGCATCCGTCCTCGTCGCAATCATCTGGTCTGTCCTGCTCTGCTTTCTTCAATTTTCCCAACTGTTCCAGAACCTTGTCTACATCATAAGCCGTCGGATATTCTTCTAGTAAATACAATACTGCATTTGTATTTACTAAAGTTCCATTGCTTAAAGTAACCGATTTTAAATCTTTCTTTAGTGCATCTGCATCAATCAGTCTCATCGTTTTTTATCTCCTCTTTTCAAATAATCAAAAATCTCATGTCCAATCATCGCTACAACTGACAGAACGCAAAAAAGTTTAACTCCAAATTCTGTTAGAATATCTAACCTAATAGCTATAAGTATTAGCAGAAAGAAATTTATGTACGATTGAAACATCATTCTTCATCACTCCAATCAAACCTACAACCGCACTTACTACAGTAATTTGGTGCATTGTTGTTATTCATTATTCCTATATCGTGACTGACTTTGATTGTGTTTCCGCATTCACAATGGAATACAGAAAGAGTATCACTTAGGTTATGGTTAAATATAGGTTTCTTGGTATGTTTGCTATCGCATCTGCAACAAGGCTCATTATTTCTTGAATTGCTGTTGTTCTGGCAGTTACAAGTGTGCGCCTTTTCTTTTGTCGCTAAGTCAAGATAATATTTCAAATCTTTTATCAAACTGATAGTTCCGTAGAGTTGTTTTTCTTCAAGCATTTCAACAACTTCCGATATTCTTCTATCAAAGTCTCGCTCGCTTACGCTTTTAAGAAATTTATCCATTCTCTCCACCTCTCATTTCTTTCAGCTTGGCTTCGGCTTCCTCTTGTGATAAAAACCAGGTTTCCTTGTACATTTTTTTCTGACAGGATTCGGTCTGTTGCATATTCTCGATCCTTATCACACTCCATGTACCATCCTTTTTCTGTAAAAGTAATCAAGGCTACTTTCTGATGATAAACTTTGTTGTTCTCCGGGTGCAGACTTAAAATATTTAATTCATAATTGATTTTGCTAGGAATTATATATACATCTGAGCCAATTCCACACGGCAACCGCAGAAGTAATCCCTGCTCCTCTGCATCCTCGTAATCCGCTAACTTCTCCATTGCGCAATAACCTTCTTCGCAGTTGGAATAATATGAATTAGGCTTTTCGCCATAGCACGAATACAAGGTTTTTAAGGATTCTTTCTCGTAATTCTCTTTTACTAAGATTCCATCCGCTGTCCGCTCTGTTAATCTCTCCATGTTTATTCCTCACTTTCTGCCAGCTTCGCGAATTTCCAACTTGCAATATCTGATTCACCTTCTGCGCTCCATGATGTTGCTCCATGATACCAAGTGAACACCGTGCCGTTTTCATACATTGCAAAATATCCCCGATTCCACTCGCCGCTTTTTACGTCTTTCACAAGAATCGGCGTATCGACCGCTACCTTGCTCCAATCAACAGGCGGCTCAACATATTCTGAATCTAACCATTCCAGCATTTTATGTTTACATGAATAATTAGAAATATAGAATCCGCACTCTGAACATCTCATCTCTGCGCATGGAACAGGCTCGCCATCTTTGAGTGCAAGTTTACTTACTGTAATATCAATGATTTTATCCGCATATTTTTCTTTATTCGTCATATTAAACCTCCAAGTCACACACGAACTTAATCTCATTCGCCAAACTCTGCGCTATCATCGGCACAGTCAACTGAAACTGCTTGTAATTAGCCAATGTGTCGATGTAGTCAATAAACTTGTCCGTGAACTGCTGTAACTGCTTCACAGACAGCTTAAATTCCTTTTTCAGAATCGTAAGCGTGAGCGCGAAATAGTTAAACAATGACGCGCTGGAAAGTCTGTAGGCTTCACGCTCGATACAAAATCCTTTCTTGGCATATAAGACCATTAACTGCCGCTGCGGAATCTGTTCAACTTCTGTCTTGGTATCAATGTCGTATTTGTCTTTCAGGTAAACAGCCAAGTCCTTTCCGTTCTTCCCGCCGCATGATGCTTCATCCAAGTAAGATTTCAAAAAATCCTGTAACCGGATGATTCTTGTCTGTCCGAATCCGAATTTGTCATGCAGAATTATGTACCCAATCACGACAAAATCTTTGTACGATTTTGATATAACCTTATCAGCATTTCTCTTTTCAAAATCATTTCGCCCGATAATCCGCATTTCCTGTTTTGTGTAAAATGTCGGCTTTTTCTTCCGTCTCAACGCATTGCTCATTTCTTTGATTTCTCCTTTCTGTATGTGATTTCCAACCATGCAAAATGACTCAATACAAGCTGTCTTGCACGCTCTTCAATCTCCATGCCTTTGTATTTGTCTATCAATGATTCTCCGGATTTTACAACTTCATCCCACCAAGAATCAGCGTTGTCCGGTGAATAGTATTTCTGAATGAATTGCCAATAATCCATAAATACTTGCCATTCTTCCGAACCCTTTTCAATCTTTGCACTTGCCATAGCCACTACCTCTAAAACGGACAATCGCCATTGTATGGCTTGAATCCGTCCCCACGTTCTTTCTTTTTGATTTCCGCAACAACATCATCAAACGGCTTGCTGATTTCAACGAATTTCATGTGATCTCCATCAAACTCCATTGCTTCACGCATTGTCATTCCCTGTCTGTTCTTCTCGATTTTTACACCCTTGGCTCCCTTGTCATTGTCTGACAGATTCCACAGCATAATTATGTTTGACGCATCCTGTTCGATTGCTCCTGATTCCCTCAACTCTGCCATGGTAGGTTCTTTTGTGTCTCTGCTTTCGGAAGCTCTTGTTATCTGCGAAAGTGCTATTACATGCGTATTTAAGTCTCTTGCAACCGATTTTAAACCTCTTGAAATTGATGCTACTTCTTCATTTCTTCCGGAATATCTGTTATCCGGCATAAGCAATTGCAGATAGTCAACAACGATAACGTCAAAGTTTTGGTGTCTGCATTCTGACTTTATTTCTCTCGGAGATACGGTTCCGGATGCAATCCATAATTGATAATCACTCATTTCTTCATTTGCTTGGTTAAATTTTTCCTGTTCATCACCAAGAAACGCTTTTGCCCTTCTGATTCTCGTTAAGCCGATTCCCGTAAGCCTTGAAATAAATCGCTCATACACCTGTTTGTCAATCATCTCCAAATTGAAATATGCGACCTTAAGTCCATTTTTTGCCATATTCCCAATAATCTGCGTTGTGAGTGCGGATTTTCCAACTGCCGGTCTTGCAGCAATTACTGTTACATCACCGCGTTCAAGATCTCCAAGCGCATCATCAAGTTGCGATAACCCGATTTTTATGCCACCCTCTCCAACACTTTCGTTGAAATATTTGTCTTTATTCTCAACTGAAATCTGCTTAATTGGTTTTAGCTTTACTTCCCTTCCCTCTTGCAAATGTTCAAGTCTTGTAAGAAGATCGCTGATTGTATCATCAATGTCACATGGTTTTAAACTGGATTTCTGATACATGTCACGAACCGTTCTTGCTTTGTATTCTTTCGTAACCGCATCGGCATAGCTTTTAACCATAGTTGAAGTGATTGTTCCGGTAATACAGGATTTCATCAATTCGCTAATCTGTTCCTGGGTGTATTTGTGGTTCTCAAGTGCCATCGATAAAGACATTGGGTCAATACTTTCATTTCGGTCATACATGGCAAGCATTTCCTTGTATGCGTCCTGCGCGAAATCAGAACTAAACATTTCCGGTTTCAGCGTTCGCCAAATGCTATTTAGCACATCATTGTCAATCAATACGCACCCGATCACTCCGAACTCTGCTTCTGTCAACTACAATCACCTCGTTTTTCCGCAATCTGCAACCAATAGTCGGAATCATTTTTCAACCAATCAACATATTTTGGAATGTACCGAAAATCCGTATCGTCTGGATTCTTTTCTTGATAGTCACTCAAATATGCTTCTGTGGCTTTGTATAACAGCCGTGCAATGTCCGGTTGGTTCTCTTCGATAACTTCTAGCACTTTATCCATCCAAGCTGTTTTAGAGGTACTATACGCTGTTTTCTTGGGGTATATATTAAAAGTCTTTTTCCATGCATCGTCAAAATCAAAAAAATCTCCGGAATCGGTCGACGGCGAATTTTCTTTTATATTTTCTTTATCTCTATCTTCTTCTTTTTCTTCTTCTTTATCTGAAACAGCGACGTCAGACGATTTATCGGGCGATTTTTGTTCAATTAGATTTTTCTGTTTCTTTCTGCGATTCTGCTGATATAGCCTGTCACGTTCCTTTTTCTTCTCATAAGCATCAAGTGTCTGGTGCTTATTCCAATTCGGAATCGTTATCACGCTGTCAACAACTTCAATCATTCCAAACTCTTCAAAGGTCTTAAGCGCAAGCCTTACCGTGTTTAAATCTCTGCGAAAAATGGTGGCAAGCATTTCATCCGTGAACGGTAATTTGTTGCTCATCATAAACACACCGTTGTTATTCTGTTTTCCAGCAAGAATGAGAAGTTTGAACCAAATCGTAATGATGCTATCCGCACTCGGCATACTCTCAATCAGCAGAATCTTTTCATCATCAAAGACATTTGTTGTGATCTTAATCCACTTGACTTCTGCCATTTAATCACTCTCCTCATATGTATTTTCAGAAATCAAAGCCATAAACTTCTCATACTGTTTTTCAGAAACTTTGTTGCCCTGTTTCTCCGGCTTCAAACGGATTTCAAGGTGCTTTTCAGCTATATGCGATAATTCCTTGGCAAGGCTCTTTTTGCCCTGCTTAATGCCGTCATAATAGCCTTTTGCTGGTTTAAATTCGTTTATCTTTTCTTTTCCTGCGCCTTGACCGCCAGCCGTTTTGTTGTAACGGCATTGATAACCTTTCTTTGTATATTCCAAAATCCAATATTGTTCCATTTCATCAAGTTTCTCTCTCGGATAATGGATAAAATCCAATTTCCATCCATACGGATTTTCTTCACTATAAAATCCTCTTTTTTTAATCGAAAGATCTATGTGCTGATAACCGGATAAATGTGAAACATTTCTCTCTAAGCAGTCAACGCTCTGCCCAATGTAAAAGTAAGATATACCGTTTTCATCAGTCCTCGTGTAGAAATAAATTCCGCTCTGATTTTTCATTCTAGGGCAAACACTTAATATCCGTTTCTCGTTGTTCTTTTTTATTGCATATAGCTGCTTGTAATTTACATTCGGCATTTTCTTCTACCTCTCAATGGCGTTGTTAATATCTCTTCAATAGTCCAACCCATATCCTTTCTATGTAATAAGCAATGTGCATTTATACCTACTATTTCAGCCCACTCAACAACCCTATGGGTTTGTCCGTTGTGCTCCCAAACAGGCGAACCTGATAAATCTTTACATTTTTTACTGCAATAAACTGCGTCATTGTAATGACCTCCTCTTTTGGCGTTAAATGATTTATTGCAAATAGGACATATTTTCATATAGTCTTTTGTGTTTGGATGCTCTCTGTAATAAAGAATCCTTCCGCAGTGATTACTACATGTTTTTTGCCCATTTCTCTGCTTTTTCACAAATTGCTTTCCGCAAACAGGACATTTTAAAAATTTTTCCTCTAAAGGAATGCTATTTCTTTTGTTTTTAGCTTGTTCTGCATTTGTTACAAACCTGCAATTGCTAGGCTCGTAATTCCCATTAACATCAATTCTGTCAATGGTTAAAATGTTCAATCCCTTATCCGTCTTTTCCTCTTTATACCCGTTTGCGATTGCCCAATCGTGGAAACTTAGAAAATCATTCTTCCATTCATCACACATTGCAATCCCTCTTCCACCGTAATTTTTATAGTCGCGAGAAGTTTTGCAATAGCAACGATATTTAATACTTTTCCACAGAGGATATAATCTACCGCATTTATTTGATAATCCGTGTTTATATCCCATCCAATCACTTCCTCTCCAATGGCTTCATGCTCATTTGAGCCACAAACTTTCCGTAGCTCATTCCGGAGGCGCGTGCCATATGATTCACAGCCTTGATTACATCGTCCTTTTTCTTTGGCTTTCTCAAGCGTTCTTTAACGTCAATGCTGATGCAGTCTTGGCAATCAACTTTGCGTTCATCTATCGTCATAAACAGCCTGCCACATTTCGGGCATATTCTTGTATACACAATTCTTCCAGCCTTTTTAAAATTTCTAAACTGCGCAGATCTTCTTGCACAGTCGGGTCTACAGTATTTCTGATCTGGTCGCTTCGGCTCAAATTCAACCATACAGTATTCACATAATTTCAATTTTTACCTCCAATCTTTTGTAAGGGCGGTGCGGTAAACGCACCGCCAAAACATGGCTTTCAATAAGCTTGTGATAACTATTATTCGCCAAACAAGATAGTTTCTTTTAGGCTTTCGCCAAGGTGTTTCAACCTAATTATTCTTTTTCAAGTTCCGCTTTGATGGTCTCAAGTTTTTTCTCTTCATATTCAAGACGTGCTCGGCAACTCTCAACAATAGTGCCCTGCCTGCTAATAAGCATTTCAACAGCTTTTTTCTTGTTTTTCTCCGTCAGAATGACCCTATCCCGGCTGTAACCGCTTAACACACCAATTTCGTCCTTGCGGATTCTCTGTCCTTTATATCCAAATTCGGATTTTTCAGTAATGATATACGTTTTTGGCTTTTCTTCTACGTCTGCTTCTCTACAAGAAAATTTATTGCCCCAAAAACTGTAAATGTATAATTTCGTCTTTTCTCCTTTCAGAACGGACAAAGGTTCATATCAACCTCTAGTCCTTTTTCTGCAACATAAACATTTGATCCATATTCAATTATTTCTTTCGTTCGTTGTAGGAATAACGCGGGATCTCCGCTTGTGTCCGATAAGTGTATTAAAACGACATTTCGTAAAGCTGGGTTGTCGTTTGTCTGAATAAATTTAAGTGTTGTATCAAGGCTCATATGCCCTCGTAAACGGTGTTCATAATTTGGCTCATTCCGGTCTACCAAGTCCATGCTATAATTGGCTTCAACCATGATATGCTCAACCTTTATGCCGGAAAAGTCATATTTGCAATATTCCAAGTCGGTCAAGAATAACAGTTTACCCATTTCCTCATGCTCGATTAAATAACCGTAGCACTCGATTTCTGTATCATGCGGTACATTGAAGGGTGTTACCGTAAAACTGCCGATTTGCCGTGCTCTGCGTGGTGGAATGGCTATTGTACGCTCTCCTGTAATGATTTCAAGTGCGGTCTGTGTCTCAAATGCCGTATAAACCGGAATGCCGGATTTCATGAAATCTTTTATGTATCGTGCATGGTCTCCATGTTCGTGGCTCACAATGCATCCGGAAACATTTGCTATTTTCCAATCAATCATTTTCTTAAAATCAAGAAATTTGCATCCGGCTTCAATGGCAAGGATTTCGCCACTGTCTGAAATCAAGGCGTATGAGTTTCCGGAACTGCTTGAACCCAAAACTCTAAGTTTCAATCTTTTGTCACCTCGCTTTCTCCATATCTCAAATAGCCGCTCCAGCCATTTGCTCCGCCGCAATTTTGCATACACCATTCATTAGAATCATTGATGTGTTCACATCGTCCACAATTCGGTACTTCATCGTCTGCGGTGTATCTTGTTAAATTATCCATACCCTACTCCAATTCTTCCTCTGTAGGAAACTGAAAATATTCTGATGTAGCTTTCTTAAACATTTCTTTGCTTAACGCTTGGGAAAATTCCGTGAAGTGTTCTGAATTGGCAGTATGATGATAAAATTCATTATTTTCATACGCAATTCTAAGCATTTTCATAGCTTTCTTTACTTTTTCCTCGGTGGAATATTCAGCCAACTTTGTGCCATTCGGCGATGATAAATTGTGGCAAACTATAGAGAATACATTTCTATCTTCAACCTTTCCACTTGCGATCTTCTCCCATGACATAGATAACGAAAAATAATCATATGGAATATCAATTCTTCCGTTCTGTGATATAACTCTCATAGCAACCTCCTTATCTAAAAAACAGAAACCAAATAAGTGCCACAAACGAATCAATGAGTGCTGTGATAAACACGATTGCAAGAACAACCCTACCAAAAGTGGGCTCGTAAGGAACGCCAAGAGCATGAAGTATTTCTTCTTCTAAACTAATGCCGGAAGCAACAAACTTTCCTATAACGAAAAACAACACCCATAACAAAATTGCAATTTTAACAAAAATCATAATTCATATCCTCCTAATCTTTCATAAAGTCCGGTACGTTCTCGTCATTCTCAACGACTTTCTCCGGCTCAACTGCTGCACCGTCGGTCGCTTCGGATTCTGCTACAACAAACGGCTCTGAATTGGCGTTTTCCGCAATTTCTTCCTGTGCCTGCATATAGGTTTCATCAAGCTGATTGAACGACTGCTTTGCCATACTGTTAAAGTCCTTGCGATACTTCTTGATTGCATTGTTGCGCATTTTACGAACAATCATTGATTCCGGTGTGTCGAGCCATGCCGCGCTGATATAAGGCTTTGCAACTTCACATTCCAACATTTCATCAACTGTTGCGCATTTTCTCAAAGCATCGAAAATCTCCTCTTTCTTAGCCTTGATTTTGCTCAACTGCTCGGCTGATGCCTTGTAACGATTCTGACAAATTCCGAAAGTCTCATTCATCAGATTGTTGCGCACATGAGCGAACAGATTAACCTTTACGCCGTCTCTCTCTGCGATCAGATACTGAAATGTGCCGTCCTTTAATTTCAGAGGATAAACAACACGGACAACTTTCTGCGACCGTCCCACTTCTTCCCATTCCGGCGGTGTCATTTCGATACCCTTATGCTTTGGATAGGAAAACTCGTCACCGTCTTTAACAAGCCAACAAGGATATACGGTATCTACATTTTCTCCGTAGTTACGAAGTAATGCATCGTTGCCGTCCCCCTCAATTCCCATTTCTACAACCTGCACATAGTTGTCTCCGGACTTCTTTGTTCTAAGCTGAAAATAGCACTCTCTCGGCACTGCATTAGCATTTAGTTTAAGGCTTGCGCACTGACCGACAACCTCTCGCAGATTTGATGTATCAAGTCCGTTTAAATCCTTGATTTTATCGCTATCCTTAACAAGCTGATAAATGCTTGTCATAGCTGACATGGCGCACTGCTTTGAATAATCATCATACGGCACACCGCATAACTCAAAATCCTTTGTAACAAGGTTCGTGATTGAATTAGTCCACTGGCTGACCGCAGTGTTGACTTTCTGTACCTCTAAACTGTTTTTCTCTGCCATAATTACTTACCTGCCCTTTCTGATTTAATGTACTTAATACAATCCACCGTTTCTCCGTCTTTGATTTCCTTATGCCGTCTGTTCAGAATGATGAGCCACTCAAAATTATTGTTGCTAAATCCCCTGTTGAATTTGCTTCCGCTCACTCCCATCACAAACTCCGAATTATCGTATTTCACAATCGAATGTTCCCCTCTGAATGAAACCTGTCCGTTGTCCTCAATGGCATATAAATTTACTGTATCTCCAACGCTCAAATTTTCCCCTGTAATGTCACAAATGTTCGTTTCTTCTCCGATACGTCCGTAGTCGACAGTTCCATCCGGCGGTACTAAATGTGGCTCAAAGTCCACTTCCTTTTCTTCCGGTTCATCACCGGACTTCTTTGTATTGTCCGCATCCTGTAAAATGCGGTTGTAATCTTCTTTCCCAAGCTCGTGCTTTAAAACCTCTAACAGTGACACGAACTCTGCCATTACAACCGGTTTAAAACCGGTTACCTCTACTGTTCCAAAATCTGATTTAATCATAATTTATTCCTCACTTTCTCCGGCATCTACCGGCTCTTCATACTTCTTCACAATTGCCACCTTATCAGCACCGTATGTTTCTACCCACTTCATATCCACCGATTCATCCGTGACCGTAAGCTTTGCACCATTGGAATTTACAACCATGTCACCGGCTTTCACAGAATCCTCGGTGCGATACACGTAGCTTCTTGTACTGTTTGGAAATTTCGCTTTGATATACTGCATAATTACCTCTCCTTTTTCACATATCCATTTGACAAATTTTCAAGAATACGCAAAAGTCTTTCGTTTGTTTTTGAGGCTTTTTCAAGTTCTCCTATAAGTTTATATTCATTATGCTCAAGGTTATCTACCTTTGTTCGCAAATCTGAATTTTCGGCTTTCAATTTTTCAATATCATCCATGTATACGGCCTCTCTTTCCTTTATTTCTCATATCTTTCTCGCAATACGGAAGAGAACAATATCCGGCTCTTCCCCAGAACCCTTTACTTGCACTCTTCCAACGCTTGCACGACATACACCGTGCATCCGGCTGTATGATGTTGTTGCTTATTCCAACTCTTGACATTCGGCACCCTCGCTTTCTTTCAGTTCATCAAATAGCCAAAAGTGTTCTTTGTCTTGAATGCAGTTATAGTCAAACCACTGCTCGCAACTTATACTGTTCTGATGGAATCCAACCGCAATACAATTCGGTTCTTCATACAAACTTTCAAGCACATCTGCCTGCTCATTAAGATTTGTATTTCCCTCAAACTTGCGGAAAGCATCAATAACTTTGGGAATATCTTCTTTCTTAACAAGGTATTTATCGAATGTGGTAAACAGGACGATTTTTTCATCATACGTGACAGATTTATCATCCACAAGATTCCAAATTGCTTCCATCTGCCCCATGTCAAATAATGATGCCCCATGACCACAATACTTTTCCCCTAAAATGTTCCACACTTGCATTGAACCAAGCCATGCGTTACTTACCTCTCCATAACTTTCAGAATCTCCATTTTCATCAAACTTAAAAATTTCAATGTGACTCATCCTACACACCCTCCACTTTCAACTGCTTATCCTCGGAAACCGTCAGAAGAATTAACTGTGTATCAACACCCGGTACATATTCATCATTGATACTTTCTGCACCATCAAGGAAAATCGGAACATACATATTAAAGAACTTCTGAAAACTGTTGCAAATATCAATCTTCGCTTCAATTTCCCTGCCAGTGTTAGTCGTGTCACCGAACACCTTGTAAATGCCAGCTTCTTCATCAAGCACCGTAGGAATACAAACTTCCTTATATTCTCCGTTTTTCTGGAAATCGAACAACTTCCAACGTACAATACCGAAATGCTGATTGATTTCTTCAACAAGTAACTTATCCTTTCGTTTTGAAACTTCTTTGAGCTGATAAAGAATCCTCTCGGCATCTGCCTTTGCTTGTCCATACTCGCTCTGTTTATGTTGCATATCTGCAATCTGTTCATCAATGCGAACATTGTTTTCAGCCTGTGCAATAATCTTATTTACTTCATCAAGCTGGCTCTTTAATTTTGTAATATCAGCTTTTGCGTAATCAGCCGCCTTATCTGTGCCCTTGGATTCTAACTCTGCAATATCAGCAAGCAATTTATCCTGTTTAGCCTTTAACTTGGCATATTCAGCGTTCTGCATACAATAAGCGAAAGACGGAATCTCAGAAATCTGTTCATCGAATTTCTTGATAATGTCAATTTCTTCCGCTTCGTGCAGTTTCAAGGTGTTAATCTTGTTTTCCAGCTCTTTGTTATTCTCGGTCAGATTCTTAATCATTTCAGCACACGCATTTCCATCGTCAACGATCATGGCAAGCGTTTTCGCGTGTTCTTCATTAAATGATTCGATTGCATCTGCCTTTCTCTGCGAAAAATCGGCTCTTAAAGACTCTATTTTATCTTCCGGCAATCTTTGCCCGCATAACGAACAAACCGTTGTAGATTCGTCAAATACCCACTTAGAATCGTCAAACTTTTTTGCAATTTCATCATTGTACCTTTTCACAAGGTCAGCTTTCTTAAAAGCCTGTTCGGAAATTGATTTCTTATTGCTTTCAATGGAACCCTGCGCTTTTCCGATAGATGAACGGACATCCTCTAACTTCCGTTCGTGATCGTATTTGTGATTTTCAATCTCACGCTTCTTGCTTGAAAGTTCATTATTCATGGTCTGCGCAACAGCTGACATTTCAAACTGACAATGCATTTCTTCGTTGCGCATTTCATCAATCCGCACATCAGATTTCCCAATTAAATCTTCAAGTGCTTCAATCTTTCTCTCTAAATCGGCTTTCAATAACTCCTGCTCTGCCACATCAATATCAACCTTTGCTTTCTCCAGACCGATAATCTGATTAGGAATCGCATCTAACTGTTCAACTGCTTTCTTCTTGGAAGCATTGTTCATGGCTTCAACCTCTTCAAATTTGTAGGATTCAAGCAATTTTGCAACATCCGCAGTTTCTTTATTCATTTGCGCAATCTCTAAATCTGTTTTTTCGCTTGCCATAGTGAATAAATATTTGCGCATTTCATCCTGTTTTTTCTTCAATGACAAATCCTTGGTAAACACATTCGGGTGCGAGCAAATGAGGAATTTATCAAACTCAAACCCTAATTCTTCCAGATATGCCTTAAAATCACGTTCTGTCTTAGGCACAGAATTGATCTCATATGTATTTGTGATAGTAACTTTCGAAACTCCATTTTTATCCGGCTTTCCAACTTTTCGCTTCTGCATCTTGGAAAGAGTAATCTCTTTTCCGTCCACATCAACATCTGCAGTAACGGTTGGAATGCAATCTTCTATATTGTCCGGTCTGATATTTGGATTGCTGACAAGTTCATAGTTCTTATCAGACGTCAGCCAGTACCATGCCGCCCCGATTGTGGTCTTTCCTCTCCGGTTCATGCCGGAAACCCTTGTTGTCTTGCCAAATTCGTATGTCTTATCCTTTACCCCTTTGAAATTCTCCATATGTAACGATTTCAAAATCATTCGCATTTTTGTCTCACCCTTTCTTTAAATTCTCTTTCCAGTCTATCGAAATGCTTTTCGTTCTCCATGTATCCACTCAAAGTTTCGATTGTCAGCATATCTGTTGTGCCCTGTTTGCATCCTCGCAATCTGATATTATCTTCATGTTCTTTTGTAATGTATCCGTGTAACATGTTGATATGTAACTTGCACTCAATCAGTTCTTCATACTCTTCTTTTGGAACATAAACATAATTTTTCTTTCCCATGTTACACCCCCACGATTCCTTTTATTGATAACTCATATGTAACTTTTTCCACAACGCGACCATTTTTACACGTTTTCTTGTATCTACGGCTCTGTAATCTTCCGTATGTGCTTACCCTATCGCCTAAAGCAAGCGAGTCCGTATATTCTGCACACTTTCCCCATGCAATACAAGTAATCAAATCCTCTTTCCCATTCTCTCTTAAAGTTTTGAGTTTCACATCACAGATTTTACGACCAAGTGGTGTTTCTCTAAGGTGCTTTTCCTCGATGATTCCATCAAGACTTACTTCATTCAAAGGGCTATCATCCTCTGGTTTTGTGATCGCATCAGCCATAACATACATAAGAATGGCTTCTCCGGATCCTGTTCTCACGCGCCTAGTAATTATCTTCCCATTGACACATACTGTTCCGCTAATTTCTGTATCACAGATTTTTTCATCAAACAGTACCGGAATTATATCTGCAACACCACTTCTTCTTTCAACTCCGATAAAAAATTTATAAAAATTCTTACCATTTGATTTATGGCTTTCCCTTGGTGCTGATACAACATCACCGATCAACGTTATTTTGTTCTCCATTGCTTCTCCTTCCCATTTCTCTGTCAAGAACCTTTTCAAAATTATCTTTATCATTCTGTTTCTTTCGTTTCCCTGCCAAAAGTTCAGCAAGCATACGCTTTTCTTTCGTGGAACATCTCGTGCCACTTATATACACAACGCCTACCATGCATCCTCTCTCATTCTGCGTTTTCTCTTAATTCGCTTGTCAAGTTCAGCTCTCTTTCGGTCTACTTCCGACCAGTAATACATGATTGCCGCAATTACCGCACCGGCTACAAATTTAATAGCCGCCATATTCCCGGCTGTGCCCTCACTATCCATATAGCACGCGGCAACTAAGGAATATTCCATTGCAACCGCACCTATGATGAATTGGATTACTTTTTTCATTCATGCTCTCTCCTTTTATCGCGTTCTTCTTCCTGCTCACTATGTTTCGAAGCAGAACTCTCTACCATTCCAAGGACATATCCTTTCTGAAAATCTGTCATATTCGGAATGGCATCACGAAGTTTTTCGACAACACGTTTTTCTTTTTCGCTCATTCAATCACTTCCTTTCATGCGCAATATCTGATTTCGTACTCTGCTACAATGTTCAAGTCGCATCCGAAAATATACATTAAAATAGGAAGAAACTAATTTCTTTTGTACTTCCCATGCCAAATCATCCGTGAACGACTTGGCCAACATTAGATAGCCCTGTTCGGTAAAAAGATACATTCCGTTCGGAGCAGTTACACCAAATTCCCCCTTGGCTTCATCCGAATTTCGGACGAAGTAATCTTCTCCTAAAATAAAGTGTTTCTTATTGTCGTTAAATATTTTTCTCGCTGTTCCGTCTGGTCTTTCATGAACTATGTCAATGTCCTTGAATGTAACCACTCTTTTACCTTTGTACTCTTTGATGGAAATATCTGCATTTCCAATGTGTACTAAATTATCCATATTTTCACTCCTTTCTGTGGTATAATCCCCTTATAATCAAATAAGGGAGGTGAAAATCTTTTGAAACAAAGAATCATAAATGGTTATTGTGAGCAACAGCGTTCTGATTATCAAGTTAAGGTCAATGTTATTGAAAGCAAAACTACTGAATCGTCAGAAGAATACTGTGGTACTTACGATTGCAAATATAAGCGTGACGGCAATATTTGCAGTCAATCAAGTTGCTCTGTCCTTTCATCAAACAATATTTTTGTTGGCGAAAAGATGTAACCATTATTCCCCGGACTTAAAATCTCACGTTCGGGGAATTTCTTCGTCTGCAATCTGTAGATTAATTGCCCCGATTTTTTCCTGATATATCAAGCAAACGGCATCAACAGTCAAATTAAATGCCTGTAAATCAAGCACCAAATGCGGAAGACCGTTTGGTTCTACAGAAAAATCAAGTTTTCTAATTCCTTTGATTTCATGTCCATCTACAAAAAGATGAATGCTTGACGGTGATTCTCCCTCTCTTCTCGGCTTGATTTCAATTTTTTGTGGTTTGTGTTCCATATTCTAACCCCCTTTCGTCACTCTCTTCTTGTGGTAAAAGCAAATGAATATTTTCCAAACGGAGATTAGGATATAATCTCTTTGTTTCTTCATATACGGTTTTGGTTTTCAGCCATTTCCGCATATGAAGAACCTGTTCCATGACGTCCATATCGTGAATATCCACTTTGTTCAGAATCTTCTGCAATTCCTTTTCCATTCCATTAAAATAAGAAACCGGAACAACAACCAAATCATTCACGGATTTAATTTCTTTCATGTCCTCACTCGCTTCCTTTCTTTTATAATCCAATTTAATTGGATGTATCTGGCACAAAAATAAAATCCATTGGAATACCAGATAATTTGCTCATGGTTTTCAACTGTGATAAGCTAGGCTCTGTTTTGCCCTTTTCCCAATTGACAACGGTTGCATTAGATACACCAAGCATTTCAGCCCATTCCTTTTGTGTCATTTTCGCATTTACGCGAACTGCTTCTAATGAAATTCTAGGCATCTTTTTCTCTCCTTTCATATTTGATGGTTTAATAATAATCCAATTATTTTGGATTGTCAACACTAAAATTCAAATTTATTGGATTTAATATTGAATTTTTTATTTTATTGGTTTATAATACAGTTAGAAAGGAGGGCAGAAGAAATGGATAACGAAAATCAATTTAACGAAATGGATATAGACGATATCCAAAAAGAAGTGTTTGCGGAAAATTTAAGATACTATATTGAATTAAATCAAAAACAGCAAATAGATGTTGCAAAAGACTTAGGTATTAACCCAACAACTTTAAGTATGTGGTGTACCGGTAAATCATTTCCAAGGTCAGGAAAGCTTCAGGCGTTGGCTGATTATTTCAAAATCGGAAAAACAGATTTAATAGACCCGCGCATTAATAAACCTGTTGACGAAGAATTTTCAAGTGTTGCATTAAATATTGGAATGAATGATGAACGTTTCAAAAAAATTATTATTGAATATAGCAGATTGCCGGTAAGCAAAAAAGAATTGTTATGTGAATTTTTCGAAAAATTTATATTCTAAAAGAAAAGGCAGGGTTCAACGCCCTGCTTTTTCTTCTTTTAACCCAGCTTTTACAAATTCATGCAAAATTCGTAAAATCTTATAATCTTCAATTTCTTTTATCATAGTTATAATTTCTTCTTTGTAAGTCTCTTTTGTTTTTACTTCTCCCACCATAAAAACCTCCAATCATAAACTATTATGTACCAACAAAGCAATTATAGAACGTGTGTTCGGCATAGTCAATCCCCAATTATGGGCGGAGCCATGCCAAGCCCCACCCATGCCAGAACTTGAAGCGTCCTTTCGGACAAGTCCATAGTATCACTGTAATATGCATGATTTCAACATTTTTCGGTCGCAAGTTTCGACAGAAAATGTCATTGCAAAGAAGCAGAAAGCTGTTTCTCAATCTCTTCTTGCACTTTTACGCGCCAACGCATCGGAACTTCGTCAATTGTCATTTTCTTGTCTACCAGAATACGTCTTACATAAAATTTAACCATATCCTACACCTCACTTTCTGCGGCAATGCTTGCAAGTTCTTGGATTGCTTCTGCATTTGCTTCATGTCCGGCTTTAAGCTCATCAATTGCCTTTTCCATTTCCGTCTTTGTCCGCAAGCTGACCGTTACGGTGTATGTACCATCTTCAGCGCCATCTTCGCCCATGTTCGGCATATATGTAAACCCATCGGATTTCAGATCGGTATATTTCCCCGACACTGCATCGTTGTGTGTAAATGTTACCTCCGCAAGGTTGTTCTCTGCAAAAGCGTCCGTGATCGTTTTAATGGCTTCGAAGTTCTCGGCTTTGATCTGGATGTTTCCAAGGCTTGCTCCTTCGGCAATTTCAAATTCTGTTTTGTTTTTCAAAATAATTTTATCCATGATTTTTAATTCCTTTCTATAATAAAAATTGTTTATAAGTTACGTTCGAATATTTGTTCGATATATTTTCTTGAACGGCAGTTTAACTTTTGAGAACTCTCCAATGGTTTCAAAAAAATACAATCTTGCAAAAAACGGAAGCATTACTATTCCATGCTTGAATTGCATTATTTTTTTCGTTGGGCATTTAGCAATCCATTTTTTAATAGCGACAACCGTTGGCTATCAGTCAGACAGTATTAGAAGCAGAGTCTCGTTCGTTAATGGAAACGAGCAAATAGGAGTGACTATTGCTTATTCGAAAGAAGATACACTGGAGGCCTATTCCGGGAAGTTTACTATCAGTAATACGAGGGATTCGATGGATGTTATTGTCATAGGTATTAAAAATTACAGCAAAGTGTAAAGTTAATTATTTGTTGTTAGATTAGTATTTTTAATTATTTTTTCTCCGTCAGAAACATCTGGAACAATAAGATATTTTACAATAGATGCCTCAGATATATTTGATGTATTTTTGTAGAATGGAATATTTATAAGCACTATTGTAGTATTATCAATGCTATTAGCATAAAAATCGAAGTAAATAATATTTCCGCTGCGTACTATTCTAAACTTTTTAATTTGTTTAAGAGTATTGTACCTTTGAATTATATAGGGATTGTCTGCATATTCTTCAATAATATCAAAGTTGCAATTGCCGCCTAATCCATTATTAAAAACTTGACTAATTGTGACATTAAAATGGTTATAAGCTGCTCCTCGTGCCCCTTCTTCCGAAAAATAAGTAATTTTAAAAAATCTAAACCATCCACCTGCCGTACCAATACCTTTTTCATAGTAGAAATTTTTAGTAATGCCATCCGGATTAATGATTTGAAATTTACTATTTAAACTGCCGTTTAAATCACTTATCTTCTTTGCAAGTGATCCATCAATATTCGGGTTCGCCTGCCGCGCATCAAGTGCGAAGCCTTCCACTGTAGTGATCTGATTATTCGCCACATTCGTCGCCGGAAACGCTCCATTGATGGCATCCTTTAAGGTATCTGCCAACTTTATGACGTTTTTCGCTTCATCTAATGTAATTGTGGTTCCATCCAAGTTAATGCTAAGCGTTCCACTTTCATCTACGCTCATGCTTTTTCCGTCCGGCTTTACAACTCCGGCATCCTCTGTTGTTGCAATCGCACTAGCACCACCTACAACAGACTTAGACCAATATTCCGTATTGCTCGTTGCTGTTCCTGCCGGAACTTCCTTTTTCGCAAAATACAATGTGTTATTATAAGTTACTGCATCCAATCTCTTATATGTAGCATCTGCGCTCCAATCGCCCTTTGGCACAATTGCCACTCTTCCTGCTATAGCCATTTAAGCCACCTCCCAGTTTAAATTTCCGTCATTGTCAACGACAAAGTTATAAGCAGAATTGTCCGTGTAAATCAACTCTCCATCCTCATTCACATCAAATTCTGTCATTGTGAGTTTCTTGTTAATCTCGTTTTCGATTTCCTGCGCTCGGTCTGCGCTGTCCTTGGCATCTGTGGCGGATTTTGCAGCGTTGGTTTCGGATGTTTTTGCATTAGTTGCAGAATTTACAGCCTTGGAAGATTCCACTTTAATATCTGCAAGATAATCCGGACGCAGATGCCTTTCTTGGATACTTCCCTCTTTCACTATCGCCTTGACTTTTCCGTCAGATGTAAGTTCAAAAGCGATCGTATCGGAATCAAGAAATTCATATTCTGTAATCAGCGCAGACAAATCAACTTTCTGAGTGGTGCCATCATCAAGTGTAATAATCAGCTGTTGCGTCTGCGGATCGTATTTGAAGTTGACAGCCAGCTTTTCAAGTTTGGTATCAATAACAGCCTTGGAACCGTTCATCTTAACGACCGTCAGCGTTCCGTTGGATTCATCCCAAAGGATTTCCTTTACAAGCTCGTTAGCCTTGGTCAAGTCAACTTTTGTGGTATCGAGTGCGCACACACGATCGTCGATTGCATCAATGCCGCCCTCTATGTTGTTCAGCCTACTTTGATTAATTGCTGTCTTTTCACTTGGAAAATTCTCCCAATATTCGCGGCTATAGATTTTCTGATATGCCATCTGATCACTTCCTTTCTAACGCGGATAGCCTGCGTTCAAAATCGTTACATCTGTTCTGCAATTTCTGTATCATGGCAGTGTTAAGCGCAATAAACTCTTGATAGCACAATGTATACATATCATTTGCGCCACCATTCTGCTCTAAGAATTTTTCCCATTCCTCATTAGATTCAAAATCTTTTTCGGAGAATACCGCATGTTCCAGTCCGTAAAACTCATTTTCAGATATGTCACAATCCGTCATTGCCTGTTCGACATCCTGTGCAACAAATCCAATGTGCATTTTCTTATCATTCTCTATGAGCCGATATTCCATAGGTTGCAGTAACTCGAAAAATCTTTCAAACCGATCGTCCTCTAACAGCTTTCGAAAATCTTTTTTCTTTCTGCGGTCAGACGTTGTTTTCCAACCACCGGAAGAATACCCTCCGGCAAATGGATTGGGGTTAGTTCCACAGTACACAGAACTAGAGCTTGGAATTAAATTTCCGTTGTCTGAAATTCGTACATAATCGGATAGTCCAATACCTTGCAAATAATGCGCGGTTGATGCCATTATACACTGCCTTGCACTTTCTGCAGTTGTTGCTGAATCTGCTGTTGTTGCATGATCTGCAGTGCTAGCATGGTCACCTATGGCTACACCATCTTGATCTGTTACAGAGTTTAGATCGATGCGTATGTTCTGCAGCATTGGCCTTCCTCTTGCATCGAGACCAATAATTACAAGGTCATCTCCTTGTGACGTTGCAATAAAGTTCAATGAATCAACGATTGACACTCGGCCATCGCCATCAAGCTGGAAGTTATTGCTGTTGACTATGAGTCTGTTTCCGCTAAGCGTAATCTGGTCGGCACTTGCATTAATCATCGAAACGACTTGGTCGTTTTCATCTCTTCCAAGTTTCAATTCCAATGATGCGTCTAATTGTCCCTCTGCTTTTTGTGCGCGGTTGACTTCTGCAGAAATGCTTTTTGCGGTCTGCTCAAACTTGGTATTTGTCTGTTCCTCTAAATCCTCATACGTGGATTGAAGATGGTCTGCGTTCCTCTCTAGCTTTCCGGTACGTCTTTCCACGCTTTCAATCGTGTCTCTGATAGAATTGACCTTTGCAGAGTGCGTCTGCGTTCCCTGTGCCGAGATTGAATCTCTCTTGCTTTGTACTCCGGTTAAAGTGCGTTGCAATAGATACGTTTCAACAATCTCTCTCGTGGTATTGAATCGGATTGGTTCCCCAAGTGTCAGACATGGATTTCCGACACAGGTGCAACTTTTAATCGGTGTATATGCTGCTTTTGCCATAATCGGCAATAGGTTATTTGCAATCTGTTCCAGCTCTGCTCCGGTCTTGTCTGATACAAGAAAGTTTCCTGTAATCGAATAGTTGTTTCCGGCAGTTCCAACAATAGCACCGGCATTATCTTCGCTTGTCTTGATTTCAAGCTGTGTGATCGCCTTGCTTTGGAAGTCCTCATAATCAAACGTGATATAGTGTCCGGTCATGGACTCTGTGTTCGCATCAGACGGAAATAAATTGTCAGATGGGAATAAATCTTCTGCCGGATAAAGTGCGCTTGTGATTGCTTTCAGAAAGACATATTCAAACTTTCCATCCCGGTTCATGTTCCCGAAGCATCCATTGATCTCGCATATTGCCGTCACAACCGTTTTGCCGCTGATTGCAGACTCTTCTGTGACCGCGCTTGAATCGTCCGTCTGTGTGGCTACAATCGTCTTATTGACCGTCATGGAATCATTGGCAAGGCTTGTTTCTACTTGCGCAATTCCAAGATACGCAAAAAAGCTATTACGGAACTGCTTAAGTGTCATTGGAAAGCTAAGTCCTGCATACCAAGACTTTACATCCGTATTGATAATGTCATACATAGCGTCATATGCCGTAATCTGCCGTTTTGTTCGGTCAGCCGTAGGAACATCGGATGCAACCTTAAAAACTCCGTATGGCATCGGGTTTTCGCTATCTCCGTCAATCGTTTCTTCGATAGAGATTGTCTTTCCAATAATGTTTCCTGCGGTGTTTCGTGCCGTGAATTTTACGCAATTCGCTTCGCACGCTCCAAACTTTAATTCAGACTCCGAACAAAGGCTTTCTTCGAGAGCGAACGTACCGATTTCAAGCATCGAATTGTCTATCTTCTGGTTCGTTCCAACAACAGATATGACCATCTGTTTATCTGTCGAGGAATCCCAATACTTTTCTTTCAAACTACTATTTATCATACACACCGCCTATAAATGAAAACTTGATTGCGTCATACTTAATCTTCCCATTTGCCACAGAATAGAACGTAGGCTGAATATCAGCGATATATCCGTACTGTGTCACATATCCGCGTTTTTCCGGCACGTATGCCGTGATATAGCCACCGCGCTCCTTTGCCTTGGTATAGTTCTTCTCAATATTCTTCCAAAAATCATCAAACTGCTTTTCGGTCAGCATGGCTTTGGTTTCAAATTCGACCTTTAGGGCTTTCAGTTCCACGGCATCACGATGCTCATATCCGTTTTCATCCGTCCAAGGGTCTTTGTCCTGCATATTTACATAGGAACTAAACGTGTCCTGCTTTATTAAATTGTTCGGTATGGTATAATTCCCAAACTTTACTAAATATCCGCCATATCCCATCGTTTACCTCCTAAAAATGGGTATAAAAATAGCACCTACCGTTTGGTAGATGCTATCCATTTGATTAAATTTTAAGCTACTACTGATTCCCATTCAGATTTCAGCTTTTCTACATCGTTTTCAAAAAGTTTGCAAGCGATTTCGTACAACTGCGGAATCATTCCCATTTCCCTGTCGATATAATCCATCTTGTTTCTTACTTTTGGCTTGAGCGTGCACCCTTCCATCCTTGATTTAAGGTTGCAGTGATATTTCCTTTCAAATTCTCCATAAAGCAACGAATAGCGTTCTTGATACTTTCCATCGGCACCGAAACGGACAATCTGCGTTATCCGCTGTCTCTTAGTTGCCAAGTCAATATCATCAACGAGTCCGATAATAACATCTTCTTTATGGATGATTTCTTTCTGCTGTCTTTTAATGGTTTCGTTCTGCTCTCTAACAGTTTTTAATGTCTGTGAAAATATCAGTTTAGTGTTTTCATCTGCATATGGTAGGTAAGTGGAAATAAATAATTCATCATTATTGACATACCCACCTGTTTTACGGATTGTAGGGAGAACCTCGGATGTTACCCAACGTTTGAACTTATGAAGTTTCTCTTTTCTTTCGTTTATAAGGGAGTCGTTTTGTGACACACCCTTTGCTTTCTGCGGTTGCATTTGAAAAAGCAAGGAATATAAGCCGCTTTCATTAACAATCGTCATTTTTTGTTTTCCACCTGGAGTATCAATTTGTGACACACCCTTATCAGAATCATCAATATTTGAAAGGCTTCTTCTGTAATTCGTATCTCCGAATACTTCGCATATATCCTTTCCAACAAACCATGGTTCATCATCGACCATGACCATTCTTATCTGTCCAAATATTGGATTTTCAAATACCTCAATGCCGTTTTGAATCTTAAGCATAAGTTGTGATTTTTTCATTCGTGTTTACCTCCATACATTTTTATCTGAATAAAAAAGAGGAAACCGGTTGTGAAATCACATTGGTTTCCTCTTTCGTACAGTATGGCGTTCGAGTAAGTAATCCGCATCTTCACGGATAAGGTTGTTTCCTTAGTAATAAGGAAAGACTATTTTTGATTTTGTGTCAATCCGATTTTGGAATTAAAATAAGCCGTGTTTCCACGGCTTAAGTGTCATTCATTTTTTAATCTTTACTGCAACCAAGTATATGTATATGCTTCATCAACATATATCTTATAACTGCTCGGATAGATCGTATCGTAATTTGAATCGTACGGAAAACTAAATGAAAAATAATCTGTATCTCCATTCTTTTCACATTCTGCATAATGATAATCATATTTGATCAAGTTGCCAGATGCATCATACATTACGCAAGAAATTTTCACAAATGAAAAATCTTTTCCGGAATCGTTTGTAGCTTCAACCGTAACATTATCTGCTCCAATGTCCGATTGAACCATTATATTGCGAACATCACAAACAGCATTTGTTGCTTCATCAACACTCAACGACATTTTATAGTTATCATAAGAAACATCGTTATAATCAGAATCGCTCGGTGCGTCAAAATAAAGAACACATTCCTTACCGGATTCAAAAGCTCTGTTACAATCGCTTTTGCTATCCAGCATTTTACCGTTTTTGTAGTATACAAGTTTTGCGTCAAGATCAACATTTACCTTGTTGTTGTTTTTCAAGATAGCAACAACTCCATGACCACTATCTTGGTATTCAATTGAGATGTTTTTCTTTACCTGGTTCGCATTAAAGGAAGAAGTGACGGTAACTTTGCAAGAAAGCGTTTTCTTTGCAATTTTTGCTTTTACGTACGTTGTTCCTTCTCCAACCGCCAGAACCTTTCCAGACTTATTTACAGAAGCAACATATTTATTGCCACTACTCCATTTAGCAGTTTTCCTCATTCCGCTTATCTTTAATGTTGCGGATTCTCCAATTTTTAAATTAAGAGTCTTTCTGCTTAATTTGATAGTTGCCGCCTGTGCAACAATCTGTTTCCCATCTGCATTTTGGATTGGCATAGCCGAAATCAAAACGGCAAATGCCAACCCCATCGCTACTAATAATTTTTTTGTGCTTCTCATAATGACTCCTTTCTTGTGATATGATTTATTTAGAATTATATCACGTTCTATTATAGAAGTCACTAAAAAACATATACATTGTCTCCGGTTCGATTGTAATGTTCTCTACCATAATCCCTTGCAGCTTTTCCTATGTCGCTTGTAGTAATTCCGAAATTTTTCTGTAAAATAGCTTGTAATAACTGATTTTGCTGTCGCAATAAGGAAACCTCTTGCGCAGATGTTGAATTGATAGCATCTTTGATTCCAGTAATTTCTTGGCTTCCTGCGACCGCTGGCTTACCTCCGACTGTTCCCATAATTTCCGGAAGTCCATTTTCTCCAACTGTTGCTATGCTATATTTATCCATAAAACCGCCCGTTGCATAAGCCTTTACTTTAGGTAGGCTCACTTTCGGCACAAGATCGACTCCGCTCCACTTTACCTTTGCTACTTTAGCCGCCGCAGAAACAACACTGTTAAACCCTCTCAAAACGGTATTCACTCCACCGATCAATGAATTTATTGCTGTTTCAATTCTTGAAATTACGGTGTTCATTGCCCCGGCAACGCCACTTTTCACGCTATTCCATAATTTGCTGAATATTTCAGCTACACTTTCTTTCATCTTCGAGAAAGCATTTTTTATCGGGGTGGTTACATGTTCTTTAAACCAACTAGAAACACTGTTCCACGCCCCGGTTACCGCTGTTTTTGCCGCGCTAAATGCTTTCTGAATAGATTCTTTTGCTGAACTAAAAGCATTCTTAATAGGTGTTGTAACATGCTCCTTAAACCAACCGGAAACTACAGCCCATACCGATTTCACAGTTGTCCATAGAACCTTAAATGCGGTTGATACTGCCGATTTCAATAATTCAAAATTCTTCTTTATTGGCTCTATTACCTTTGATTTAAACCAATCAGAAACAACAATCCATACAGCCTTGACAATGATCCACAATCCTTGAAAGATTTGACCAACTCTTTTCGAAAATCCTTGGAAAAATGAAACAATAGGAGTTATAACATTAGTATTGAACCATCCAGAAACTGTTTTCCATACACCGGATATATCTTTCCATAAAGAAGAGAAAAAACCGGAAACGGATTTCCATAATCCCTCAAAAAATCCGCTTATTGGCTTAATCACATTAGTATTAAACCAATCTCCGGCTTTTGAGAAAATTCCTTTTATTTCTTTCCAATGATCCTTGACTACTACAGTTGCCGTTGCAACAGCAGCTACTATTCCTGCGATAATAGCTGCCGGTGCTGCCGCTACCCCTAAAATAACCGCTCCGACTGCCGTAATCGTAACTCCGACAAGCATAAGTGCTTCATTAAGCCAACTGAATCCGTTCTTTAACATGGTCACAAAGTTTGATATTGCAGTAAATGCGCCAATCGCAACGGAGCCTATTCCGGTTATTGCTTTTGCAACAGGGCTTATAAATGCAAGCGCACCTTCTGCCGCTTTGCTTCCAAACAAAGCCTTAAATCCTGCCGAAATGGTTGTTCCAACCGTCGCAAATGCCGTCGTTATTTTTCCGGATAATGCAGTAGACAAAGCTGCGCCAATTCCTTGGTTTGCCGCAATTTCAACGCCAAGCCTTGATGCAAGTGAACCAGCTATTGCTTTTGAAATGGAAGTTCCGATTATATCAAGTGCGGTTTTTGCAAGATGCAATCCAAGGATTTTTTTGATTGTCAGTGCACCGATGATAATTGCGACTGTCTTTACATCTAAGTTGCTTAAAAACTCCTTGACACCTTTCCATGCATCCTTCCAAGAAATTTTACTTAATGCTGTCGTAACTGCATCAAACGCACCTTGCGCCCACGAATTAAGCGTTTTAGCTAATAATGCAAAGTCAAAGTTTTGGAAAAACTTGTTAATTCCGTCTGCGATTGAATTTCCAAATTGTTTCCAATTAAATGTCGTGCCAAACGAATCCAATCCATGAAGCACTGTGTTTAGTGAATTGGCAATCAGTTTTCCGGTTTCTCCGAATAATGTTGTACCTTTTTGCCCTTTAAACAGTCCGTTGAGGAATTGAGCCAATCCTCTTCCAAATCCTTCGGCTTTTGCATACACCTCTTTCCATTTAATTTTCTTCATTGCTTTAATTAACGCGCCGGAGATTGCTTTTCCAAGTCCTTCAAGGTCTTTGATGTTGCTTTTGAATTTCTTAAAGATGGTGTCCGTCTGAACTAATCCACCATCAGCACCGGTGCCGCCACCAGCACCTGAACCAGATCCAGAACCAGAACCTTTATTCCCGGAACCGGAAGTATTATCTTTACTTTGTTTTGAAATAACCTTTAATTCATCAAATGCACGAGTTGCCTGTTGGATTTCCTTTTTTGCTTTCTTGGCATTTTTTGCGATACCACCCGTGTTTTGCCCTGCGTTTCCTGCGGCATTGCTTAAATCGTCCATGCCGTCAGATGCGCTTCCAATATCATCAGCAAGACCGCTGATTCCTGCCCCTTTGCTTGCTTCATACTTCCATCCGAAGATAGAACCTAAAGCATTTGTTACCATCTCTGCGAAGGAAATAACCTTTTGCAGAACTGAATTAAGTACCTTGATAAATGGCTTGAATGCATTGATTAAACCACCACCAACAACCGCTCCAAGTGCTTTGAAGTTCTCTCTAAGCATGGTTATCTGATTGTGCCACGTATCTGCTGTACGTGCAAAGTCTCCGGTGATATTGGTTGTATGTGCAAGCACATACTGATACCTCAACATAGCTTTTTCAGCCTGCGTCATTGAGGAAATGTTTGCATCAAGCCCTTGCTTTAACGCCCATTCCTTCAATGTTGCCTGTGTCAAGTCGATACCATAACGCCGCATAGGTGCCGTAGTACCGGAAAATACAGATTGCAGACTCTTGGCAATATCTTCTTGACTCACATCGTAGAATGAAGCCATATCTCCGGCTAATTCGGTCAACCGGATAGACATTTTTGCCATTTTTCCTTGTGGAATATCAAGGGCAGTTCCCATGGCTTGGAAACGGCTTGCGAACTGTTTCGCGGACAATTCGGACATACCGAATTTTTCAATTGATGTTTTTGCGAAATTGTTAATTAGGCTTTCATACTGCCCGAATGTCTGCCTTACAACGTTCTCAACCTCTGTCAGTGAGGATGATATGTCAATGGCATCTCCAAGTAGCCTAAATCCTCGGAATAAAGCCCAATACGTTGCATACACTTTTCCGATTGCAGACGCAAGGGAAAACGACTTCTTGGTAACCGCAGAAGCACTTGAACTAAATCCGCTAAATGAGCTTGTGATGCTTTTTGCCGCTGTCCCTGCCGCTCCACCGGTACGTGATAATTTTGCCAATGCGTTTGTCATGTCAATAATATTCCGGCTTACGCTAGGGGCTTTCGACAGTTCAGACATAAGCTGCCGCATTGCCGTGGCAAGTTTCGGGATATTTTCAATCGCCTTGGTGGAACTCTGGTAGCCAAGCTGTTTGATTGCAGATGCAAGTTCGGTCAGACCTTTAACAGATGCTGACATTCCAGAAATCCCTTTTACCGCATTGGAAATCTGACGCATAGAACCAGCCGCAGCATTAATCTGTTTGCTGTTAATAGAGCCTAATTTGCTTACATTTCTTGCAACCGCAGAAAAAGTCCGTGTGTCAATTCCACGCATTGCCGTCATTGCCCCTGCAAGTCGGTTTACCCCTGTGGAAAGACTATTCAGATTTCCGGTACTAAGTCCAGAAAGCGCGGAAGATAATCTTCCAAGCCTTGTTATCAGCGCATCTATCTGACCGCTTGCCTGTTGTGCCTGTGCTTGGATTTTTATTTCAAGAGACTCTAATTCCATTTATCCACCAACTTTCTGCATAAGAAAAAGACGGTAAGATTTGACCCTTACCGCCCTTGAATTACTTTTTCAGTTTTCCCTTTTTCAGAAGAGAAATCATTTTTGAATTTTCCTCTGATGTAAACTTAAAATTGGAAAATCCGTTCTTTTTTGCGATTTCCGCGCGATGTTCTTTTGACACATCATCTTCCCCAACCGCTTTTAATGCTTCAACGATTGATCCAGATTTTCCGGTATACATCGAATAATACTTGCTTGCATTTTTCTTTGCTCCACTTACAACGATTGCAGTGTGACCTTTTGTACGCGTCACAAGAATGTCCCCGTTGTAAAGCAGTTCTCCGATTCGGTAAGAACCAGCATCGGTAAACAAGCCGGATTTCAAAAGAATGATTCTTTCGTTTGCAGTATTGAAATCTCCTACGTCCTTCCCGAATGCATGGATAATACAAGCGCGTACAAGAGAAGAACAATCGCATTCCGTCTTAACCTTTGCGCTAATGCCATGTTTAATGACTCCGTAGCGTTCCGATTGGTCATAGCCGATGTTTTTGTTGCCACACGCAATCTTCATAGCTTCAGCTAACTTCTCCGCAACCTTATTATCCTTTGCTCTTAACACATTCCATCCCTTAGAATGGTTGTAAAACTTCTGCGTAGACACTTCCTGTCCGGTCTGGTCTCCGGCTTTTCCACCAGAATAGCAATTTCCGTGTTCATCGTGTCTCGCACTTCCGATAATTACTGCCATAGCAATACCTCTTTTCTTAAACTATCTTTGGCTTTGGTAAATGTGATTTCCTTGATTCAGCCGCCCATGCTTCTTCTGCCTTAAGCATTTCTCGTATCTCTGCATCGGGATCGTCCGTATTATGCTTTTCGATGGAATCATAGCAAGTTTCTTTCACGTACTTGCTATTACCCTTGCCGAATGTCGCGTCTATTGCTGTCACAAGCGCTGACGTTGCATATCTGCCGAACCACATATACATTTCCATATCGCGTTGCTTCCATTCTGCCTTATATGCATCCACATAAGGCTTAAGCAACTCTGGATTCATCATATCTATATCATCAACGGAAAATCCGTAGCCTTTCGTTACCATAAGGTAAAACGGACGGATTTCCGCAACGTAATATTCCCATGTTAGTTCTTGTTGGCTGTCTTGGATGGAGTTTTCTTTGCCGGTGTTCGATTCTTCTTCTCCGTCTCCATCATTTTCGCTAAAAAACTGTTTGACTCCAACTCATTCTCTAATTCGTTGAACAACTCAATACAGTCAATCTCACCATCGTCAATTTTTTCAGAAAGCAGATTAAGCACCTTATTAAACTGCTCATCGTATTTCTCGTTTGTATCGTAGTCATATCCAAACTCGTCCTTATGGTTTACTTGCAGTCCTACAAGAAGCATCTTAGGAAGTGTTTCAAGTAACAGTTTCTCTACGGATTCTAAACTTCCGTCCTGCTCGCTTACCGACTCTGATACATCTTTGATAAGATGCGACTTTAATGTTGGCTTAAAACCAAATTTGATTGAATATTCACTATTTCCTAACTTTACTTTCATACTTTACCTTGCCTTTCTGCCCTATATTGGCAAGGGGCAGTGTTGCCACCGCCCCATTGTTGCTTATCTCATTGCTTCAAGTTCTGCTATCGACCGTTCATCCTCGCCTACCGGTGCGGTCGATTGCTCGTCCGATAGGCTTTTTACCCCACCACTGTTACAGTGAATGTTCCATCGTTGTTATCAACGACTTTCAGCTTGTCGGTAACGAGTTCCGATGCTGTGCTTGGAATAACAGTTGCGGTCATTTCAAGGATTTCATCTACACCGCCTACATCATTCGGTGTCGCGGTAACAGTTCCGGTGTATGCGTATTTTGCCACGCCACCGATTCCATCTGTACCGTACAGGTGGATAATGTCAACCTTTTTATCTCCCAGCTTTTCGATGTTTTCCAGATATTCTTTTGCAAGGTTTCCGGTGATTTCCCGGGAATCCGCTGTCTTAATACCTTTCTCAAATGTCTGCTGTGGGTCTTCCATCGTGGTTGACTCAACCGTGTTTGGTGGAGATGCCGGAGATGGAATAGACTTTGCAGCAAGTAAAAGGTTGTAAGTCCCTGCAAAGTCGGCTTGTTCCGCTGTGTGCTCTTTAATAATCACACGCGACTTATAACTTGTTGATGCCATGATTTTCTGCTTCCTTTCTGCCTTGCGGCTATGCTAAATTTTCATACGCTCCAATAATTCGCGATACGCGAAAAGTTGCCGTGCGCACTTGTTTGGAAATCGTGAACACAGCATTTGACACATCAAAATTTTTTGATTTAAAAAAGGACACTGCATACTCTGCAATGTCCTTAATCTTTTCCCTTCTTCCTTTATTTGTTATTGTAATTTGAAATGTTGGGCGAATTGCGTTAATAAAATAAGACTCTGTATCTCTCCCGGCTTCTGTAAATCCAATCTGTTGTATAAGAAGTGTTGGAAAAACAGGTGTTCCGTTCGATTCCTCGTCCTGCGTTACCTTGATTCCGATTTCTTTGCTTTCCATGTAAACTTTCAGCAATCGGCAAACGGTATCTTCAAAATCAAGTGCCCAACTATTTAACTCATTTTCCACCGAATACCTCCCTTGCAATCTTTACATACTGTTGAATAATCTGTTGTTCCGCATTATACATTGGCATTGTGGCTTTGATACCGTGGGTATAACGCCATGTTTCGGTCTTATCGTCCCAATAGTACCAACCATCTTCAAAAGCGTGTATTTGCCCCGGATATGTGCCGACACCGAATCCAAGTTCCGGTGCTTTCGGGTTCTCTTTGGAGTTATAAAAAATACCAGCTCCAAACTCTACCGCCAACAAAGTATAGAACGGTTCTCTATCTTCTGATGTTACCGTTTTTCCGGTTGCAATCAGAATCGCGTTTGAGGTCATTAACTGTGGTGCTTTATCTACCCTTACCGTTATCGTGTTTCCGATTGGAGATTTCGATATTTGTTTTATTGCCACTGTCTGACCCTCCTGCGCAAGCCTAGAAACAAGTAAATCGCATTTAGCCTGTAAACTATCGCGGTACTGCTCTAATTTCTTTATAGCGTCTTGTATGGACTTAGTGGATAGTGTCATTGAAATAGTTTTCTTTGCCATGTGATTACCTACTTAATATTCTTCCGAAGAAGAAACAAATCCGTGGTCAGTCCTTCATCGGCAACGCCTTTTACGATGTAATCTGCGGTTTCTGAATCCACAAGTCCATCATCAGTGCGTTTGACTTCCGAACGTTTCCACACCACATCACCGGCTTTCAGTGGCAAATATCCTTTATCCGTGACAAGCTGACAGTATGATGTACTGTCATCAATTCCAAATTCTTTCACAAGGGCTTCTGACAGCTTATTGCTGATATTGGCTCGGAATGTCGTAGGTTCTGAAAACCCTTCAACTTCCTCGCCTTTCGGAATCTTGTTACCCTCGGAATCTAAATAAGGTACAAAGTTCCCATCAGAATCCTTGTACCCCTCATAGACAATATCGCCATTTTCATCGGTTTGTGGGATAAATACCCTCTGTCCGGATTGCGAATACTTCATTTCCTGCTTGTTAATGTCAAGCATTGGTGTTTTCCTCCGGGATTCCGGCAACACTTGTCAGAAGTGATAACACTCCGGCAAGGACTGATGCAGAAAGAACATATTTCCAATCCACCGCGCCCATAAATGCCGCCGTTCCAATTCCGGCAATCGCCGCTTGCGCAACAGTCTTGATTGCTCGGATGCCGGCTTTCTTAGTCCAATCCTTCCAATTCCTCATGGCTTTTATCTCCTTTCCCTATATGAATCTCTTCAATCTCATGTTTCATTTTTGTAACCATTCCATTTCCACCTAACGCATGGTACGCATCATACATCTCGCAGAAGTTCTGATAGGCATATGACGGTATTTCTCCGATTCTGGTGTACTTTGCATGGTATTCAATAAGTTGGACGCGCAAAAGAAGCATTGTTCCCTTACTGTTCGCATCCCTGCTTTTCTTTTGTTGTTTAAGAAGCCAAACTATATATCCAAGCACTATCGGAAGTGCCACAAGATAAGTTTGAATCAAAATACTTTTCATTTGAATCTCCTTTTGACGCACTGCCCACCACCGCTTAATGTACGCCGCCTGCAACCATAATGGTCACGCTCAATCTTCTTTAATTACATTGCTTTTACAAACGGAAACACTCCAACAAAAAGGCTTTCACGGTCTTTCCATGTCCGGCTCACACCGTTTTCGGAGAAACTTGCCATGTATGCTTCTCCTGCCTGCGACCGGTCGTACACTGCCAAATTGACCATAATGTTTTCATAGTTCTTAACATCACTGTCAATCTGGTCTTGCGTGTATGTGTCCGGATAGTTCCGTCTGCTGATAATCTCTTTTCTTGCCTGCTCTAAAAGCTGTTCAATCAAAGGGTTACATTCTTTTTCATCAAACACAACTTTATCGGACTTCTCCCCGGTCGCTTCGTCCTCTACCTCTTCTATATGAAATTGTTTTAAGCGAATCTTTACCTGTTCGACAAGTGTGTATGACATAAAGCATTTCCTCCTACAACTCTACACTTTCCATAACTGCTCTTGCTTCAAGTACTGCAATATAGTCAGTCATTGCCTTAATCTGCATATTATAAGTGCTTCTAGGGCATGTAGGCTCAAAGTTGAGTTCTCCTGCATCCCACTTTTCAAGCATAGCCTTTAATTTCTGATAGCGAATAACAACCTGCTGATATTCCGCTCTAAAACGCTCCTTATAATCGGAACTATTCATCATTTCAACTGTATCTTTTAATTCCATGAAACTAACCTCCTACAGATTAAATTTTGCAATCAGAATTTCTTTCAGTTCCGCTCCACTTGTCGCTTGTGCGTTTTCAATTCCCTGCTCCGCGGCAAGTTTTTGCAAGTCTGCGGTACTCATTCTGTTGATTTCGGTCTTTGTATACCCAACGGAAGATACCGGAGAATTACTATCCGGCACCTCTTCTCCTGCGTTATACCATTTACCATTATGAATCACTATATATGGATATTTCATAGTTGCACCCCCTACTCTTCGCTATGAACCTCATATACGAATGTGCTATCCATATTCTCGTATGATGGAAGTACAACCTCGGATGCAAATGTTGACATCTTCATAGGCGGTCCATACTCTGTCTTTGTAGCGACTGTAATACCTACACCATATGTTGTTACATCAACATCAGCTACCTGTCTTGCAGTTCTTTCTTCTGGTGTAGTGCCAAACCAAGTGCTGCCAAGGCTGCCTTCTGGAAGAAGTGTAACCTTGTTATCCGGGTAGAAGTACTGCTCTTTGCCATCATCATCAATGTACATCTTATCGTAAAGTACGATAGTGAGCTTCGCCCTCTTCTGTACCACCGAAATAACAGTATCATCGTCAACCTCAATAGTTGCTGTAAGGTTCTGTGCAAGAATTGAGTTTCTTATTTGTGCATTGTCAAGCAGATATTGGAATGTATTGCTGTTCATAAGTGCGTATCTAGCAATCTTACCCTGCTTCTGTAACTTCTTTCTTGCATTGTTAAGGTCTGTAAGTGGCTTTGAATTAGCTGTATCGCTCCACATGCTTGTGCCGGATAACTTTGCGTAATGGTCTTTTGCGTATGAGCCATCCTTATCGTAATCATAAGCGTACTGAACGCCATCACTTACAATAGCAATTACCGGATGGCCTGCATTTGTAGAAAGAAGTGACATTCTCATACGCTCCGGCACAACTTCTGCACCGCTTACAAGGTTGTTAGTATCGTCATATACGCTTGATAAAGCACTTGCAAGGTAAGGGTCGTCTTCTGATTGAATACGCTCGATTTCAAGCATTTCCTCTTCACCGACTGTCATTCCCTCACGGAAAAATGCCATCTGTGTTTTTTCCTTACTTAATCCGCCTCTAGCTCTAAGAGTTGGGATTGTGTCAAAGTTAGATGGCGCAAGCGAAACCGGCAAACCCTTGTGTGTCTTAATCCAACTTAAATCAAGCCCCTGCTTCTTTCTTTCTGGAAACCACTGTAAACCAAGATAAGGTATCTGATTACTAGCGTTTTCTGTTGCCGATAATGCGATAGACTTACTGTCTAATACTTCATTAATTAACATCTATTTACCTCCTGTTACTATTCAAATACAATCATTGGAAGAGCTGTCTTAACTGTTGCGTCATATGTAACGCCGGAATGTGCTTCCGCTACTTTTGTATTAAGATATGCCTTTTTAAGTGCTACTCCCTGTGGTCTGTCTTCTGTTACATCAAATCTTAAGATTCCGATTGCTGCTGCTGTATTATCAGCCACACCTGACTTGTTTACTGGTGTACCGGCCTTTACAATCTTCTTTCCATTCGCATCCTTTTCTGTTACCGCTGAAAAATCAAGTGTTAATGGGATTGCTTCATTAGGCTCTCTCTTTAAAATCTGAACATCTCCTGCGTATAAAGTCTTTTCATACTGCATATTCATTTCCTTTGCCATTTCTTACCTCCTGTTATTGTTGAATGTAATGTGATAAAACGTCATTGTTCTTAGGCGCATTAGATATAAGGCTTTCTGCTATCTTTTCAGCATTTGTCTTATTGTCTGCACCAGCTTTATTTCCGCCAGCCGTTCCACCGCCCGGATTCGTACTGCCATTCGCAATCTCCTGTTCCTTGGCTTGCGCTGCCGCGGTCTCTTTTTCAGAGATAATCTTTCCAAGAACGTCATAATCAAAGCTGCCATCGTCTTTTACAATCTGCGCTGCCTGTTCTGCGGTAACATTAAATTTAGATGCGGCATTGGCCCTCTGCGCGGCTATTGCCTGCGCTTTTTCAAGTTCCGCGATTCTCGCATTGGCTTTTTCGAGGTTCTTATTTGCCTGCTCGACTTCCGTGAGCTTTCCCTGTTCGATATCATCGAGTTGCTTCTGCAACTCTTCAGCTTTGTCAGCCTTTGTCTTGTACTCGTCAACCTTTGCTTTGGCTCTCTGTACGGAACTTCCGTAATCTGCCATGATCTTGTCTGCGTTTTCCTCGCTTAATCCCATAGCAATCAGATCTTCTCTCTTCATTCATTACCTCCGATATGTCATACGAATTTTTATACGGTGCAACGACACCGAACGACATTGTTGATTTTTACGCTCACAACTTTGCGAATTTTTATAAAATAAAAACAGCCGCCGATTACTCGGTGACTGTCTTATCTTTGTTTGTCTGGCTCTGTGTGCCATCTGTATTCATTTTATTTATCAATTCTTGTGCTTTCTGTTCCTGTGTTTCTACATCATCAATGGTTTTCCACAGATTGTCCAAGTATGGCTTTGACAACAGGAATGTCTTTTCTGCATCTCCCCAAAGCCCGACAGATTTAATTGCCACAAGCGGATGAATACCAGCTTGTAAAAGCTGATATAATGTCTGCGACTTGGTGTACATATTGTCTTGTGGGCTATGGTTAATCTGAACATCAAAGTCTCGCAAACTCAATCCCAAATCGTGATCCTGTATACGAATCACATTCAAAACAACTTTTGCGAGTCTTTTTTCAGAAGTTTTAACTATTGGATCTTTTAATTTTGCCCTAGTCTTTGAAAAATCCCATCCAGATCTCAAAGACACCGCCCCCATTGTAGAGCCTCCGTCAGATCCTTTATTCTGTTGTGGAATCGCTAAAATAGATAAGGTGTTTTCCCACAAATCATCCTTTGCAACCTGGCACTCTGTCTGATTCAGCTCTTGTGTCATAATGTCAACATCTGATTTATTCTGTTCATTGTTGGATTTTACCGTCAGCGCATGGGAAATCTTCATTTTTTCAAAGGTTTCCGGGTCAATGTCGCAATTTACAAACTTTATCCAAAACTGAACAAACTGCTCAACGCCATCCATTCGGTTTGACTGCATTGTATTGATTGCATCCAATAGTCCGATCACAAGCTCAATATCAGAAATGCGCTCATGGTTGTTCGGGAACTCAACAATCGGGATTCCGCCAAAGCCATGCAGTTTCCAATCTCGAACCTCTCCATTTACAATCTTGCATTCGTAAGAGTCCGTGTAGCAGAGTTTATACATCTGTCCATCGGCATCCTTAAGCTCTTGGATTGCTAAAAGTGGTTCTTCTGTGGAACGGCTGTAGATAACAAACGTATTCATTGGTGTTGGTGCAACGATTCTGAATGGTATATCTCCATTTTTTGTAATCTGTACCGCCTTAAATGACGTCCCGGTTGCTGATTGCCATTCTCCTGCCTTAATGTCCTTTTCCTGCTTATTAGCATCGGTCAGATAGTCGTTAAATTCATCAACCGCATTGTTTATACGGTCATCATCTTTCCTGCTGATAAGCTGAATTGGCTCACCGTAAGTCTGACCAACCTTGAATTGAACGATCTCATAGGCATGGTTTTCAGATACCTTATTGGTTATATCCGCATTTTGCACCTTTGTTCGGTACAATACAGGCTGATCGCCCTTGTAATAGTTCCACAGATAACGGATGATCGTCTTGTTGAAATAAAATGCACCAATGCAGTTTCCGATAACATTTACGATATTGTCTGCCGTAATCTGTTCTACGTTAGCATATGCAATTTTTCTTCCATATCTGCCTTTTACAAGGTCATGAAAATACTGTGTGTTCTTCATATAAATAAAACTCCACTACTGCAAGCGCGTTTTTGTATTGGCTTTGTTTCAATTTTGCCTGTTGCCACGCGATAAATCACAATATGATTGCATTTTTTACATTTACACGGATGATCTATCGTAGATCTCCCATCATAATGTCCGGCAATTCTTCCGCAATCCGGGCAATATATAGTTACTTTTTCCATAGAAGTCTCTTTCTTGTAAATAAAAAACACCGCCATTTCTGACAGTGTCTTTTACGGGTTATATGCTTTTGGGGTTGTAGGATTTTGCTTTTCTACTCTTTTATTATACCATGCAAGTTTTTGGAAATGTTGTGAAAGAGTGTGAACTATTGTGCACTTTTATGCACTCTTTCCAAGATAAATCCCGCCGAATTTCTTCTCAAACTCCCGAATAGCCTTCTTTCGGAGGTTCATGATATTTCTGTAGGAATATCCCATTTCTACAGAAATTAAATTCCAGTCCTTATTATCAACATAGTGCGCATACAGGACAATATACACATCTGTATTTTCCATACTGTCAATCTGCCCGATAATAACCCGGCGTTTATCCACAAATTCGCACACAAGTTCTTTTATCTCGTTCTGTAGGTCTGCAATTTTAGCAACAGCACTTCCCATTTTGTCGGAATTGCCGGATGATTGCACATCAACCTCTTTGGGAGATACGGAAATGGAAGTTGCCATATTGGAAAGTTTTTGAATTTCAGACATTTTGTTTTTGATAACATGATCACATCTATTTATTTGTGAAAGATATTTGTCCGTTGTCATATCCTAATACCTCCTAAATGGGTTTACTGCTGCTTCTACCTTTGCTGTATTGTTTGGGTTATCTATAAACATTTCAAGCTGAGTTAAACCGTCTGCTGCATCGTCGTGTTCATTACCGCCAATACTTACAAACATAGAGAGTTCATCCATAGCCGCTTGATATTCGTCATTTCTATAATATCTTGTTACTCCAAGATCTGAATCTTTCTTCATTTGTTCCTGCGTCGGTCGGTGCATATCAAGAAATATGAATTTTCTCTTAACATCACCGGAATATGCTATGATCTTCGATAACTTCTCAACCTTGTTTGGTGCTTTTCTACTTGTACATGAGCATTTATAGTCCTGTTCCTGCAACTTTTCATCTACATATTGGCAATACAGATCTCCTCCGGTATTTCCCTCAAATCTTGTCTGCCTAATCTCATTCCCGATAATTCGTCCAACAACAAGAGGGATTGTTACCTCTTTCGGGCCTTTGTTGAATACCCAATCGTAAATATAAACATCACCGTTTTCATATTCTGCCCCAATCGGCATTGACAAGCTATCGCCGCCGCCCCAGGCAACATCCACAACTCCGATGCGTCGGAAATCTCCGTCCGGTAGGATTCCGTTAAATAGTCTCAAATCCGTATAAAGCAATCCTTCGCGGACATATGGTTGCTGCATAAACTTAGCCATCCATTCGGCATTGTCAAGCTTATCTCGCATATCCCGATAGTATTCCGTGGAAAATCCGTTGATTTCATACGCGAAATTGCTTTCATCATTTTCATTAAGTGCCGGAATCTTACGGAATCGGTATTGTGGGTCATGCTCATATTGCTTTCTCATGCGCTCCAATGGATCTAAAACATTCCAAAGAGTACCAACCATCAATTCCCTTGCACCGTCATTTTTACGGTCAACCATCTTGTTTAGGTACTCTTGGTATGTGTTTTCCATTCGAGTAGGGCTTAATGAATGCTCACGATCACGAACCAAGTCATCGACATATAAATATCCGTCTTTTGAAACATCGACCGCTCCTGTCCATGTTCCATCAATACCACGGCACGTTACGGTTGCGAATCTGTCCGGATCTCCAAGCGTGATCGTAAATTCGTCCGCGCTCTTGTCTGTCGGAATTGATGCGTTTGCGTATTCCGGATGCCAATAAGCAAAAAGTTCAGCAAACGTATATTCTTCCGTGGTAAAAAGATTTATCAGTTCTTTGTAAAATCCTTTTGCCAAAATACCGGAGTGACCGCCCATAGCACTATGGCTGTTTGGTCTGCGCAAAGCTACCCACGCAAGAAAGAAAATACAGATAGTCGATTTACCGACACGCGATGGCATTGACAATCCGTAAAATTTAATCTTCCGGTTTTCCAAATCTTCAAGATCTTGAGCGACTATATTCAGTGTCTTGCGGCGTGGATAATAAAACCGTTTACTCCAATTTCTTTTGCGCTCCATAAAGTAAATAAAGCTCTCGAAACGATAAAAGCTCTCTAATCGCAAGACTTCATAGAACTGATCCACAAGTTTGTATCCGCCTTTAATGTCGTGATCCTGCGCATATCGTTCAAGTTCCCATATGCTACCACCCGCGTTTTTCTGCGTATATTCGTTGATTAAAGCCTTTGTTCTTTCGGTTATAGTCAATCCATAGTCAACGTCTTTTTCCGTCCGAATCGCCACATTGCACGCTTTCAAAAGGGCATCTATTACCTGTTCATCAACGCCTTTTCTCTGTATGTAGTTTTCATATCCATTTACTGCATTGATTAACTGCTTTGAAGCCAAATAAAAAGCACCTCCGCAAAAAGCAGAAGTGCCTTGACCTCTGCCTATAACTGTTTTTAGGTTAGCGACTAACTCCATTTGTTAGCCGGTAATATGCGTAGTCAGTAGTAAAAGCTATTCTTAGCACACCAATATTGTACGCACCTCTTAGTATTTCGGAAATTATTTAAAGACTATTTTCTTGGTCTGAATTGTTATTTATTTTATATCCGCAACGCTTTCCACAAAGCAATTGTAATAGATATATCTCTTGCCGTTAAAATCAAACTTAACATATCCACCATCGTTTGTGCTAAGGTCAATCTTGCCTTTATATGTTGCAAGTTCTTTACCATCTGCTGTGTATACAGTAATGGTTCTCTGCATACCGCCATTTGCATCGCTTTTCATGTCTACCACAAATCTGTCCCACGATGCGCATCCGGTCATTCCAAAGCACAATGTCAATCCTAATGCAATTGCTAAAATTTTCTTCTTCATAAAATCTCCTTTCAATTCATACATAGCACTTTTTCGCAAACCTCAATACACTCTTTTCTCTTCTCATCATTGGTACACTTGCCATCTGCATTGTATCGACAAGAAGTCAGATTGCATTTTTTATTTGCATAAGCATTATTTACATTATAAATCCATTCACGAAACGGAATATTGTTGATTGTGGCATTGTCCAATGCCATGTCAGCTATCTCCTGTACCATTTTTTCTATTGAAATTCCATCATTGTTGCCCTCCACAATTCCGTCAATTATCGCGCCTTCGAGTAATTCTCCAATGCTTATATTTGTCCTGTCTGGCATTTGTTTGTATAATTCGATTAATTGTTGCTTTGTCAAAGGCTTCCAGTTCGGATTGTCTCTCTTGCACTTAAAGTCTGCAACTCCACGACCGCATACATATCGCTCATTTCCATATGTGTCAACACTCGGACCGGTACATAAATCACAATTCTTTATATGATCGCAAGGTTTTAGTTCGTGGCTATATCCACTACAAAGCATTGCGTTTTGATATTCCATAATCTCGCTCCTAAATTCTTGCAACTACGTGTTCTTTTACAATTTCTTCTTTTTCTGGGTCGTAAATAACCGAACCATTTTTATCAGTTTTCAGTCTATCAAATTCGCAAGTAACCTTTATGCCATCTTTGTTACTGCATCCTGCGTGATAATCAATGAAACATACTTTCTTTTGCCATTTTCCGTTGGCATAAATCTTTGTGTAACCGCCTTTTCTGGTTTTGATTATAATTTTTGAACGTGTTTTCTTCATTTCTTATTTCCCCACTCAATAATAAGTTTTAAGTCAATATCTAATTCCCTTACAAGCGTCATGAGTCGCCCGAACTTCAAGCCATAACTCGCAATGCCCTTTAGCAATTCCTCTCGCCTGTTTTATGATGTCAAAATATGACATATTAAACTCTTTTTTGTGTTTAAGAAAATGCTTGATATAAAAAAGCATCTCTTTTTCGTACAATTTTCTGGTATTATGTTTTACCCTGTTGTCAAAAATAAGGCAATGTATTCTCGCCCTCATTTCCAATGCACCTTGAACCCTTTCTTTTTATACTCCTCTACGGCTTTTTTAAGGCTCATATCGTCCTCATACTTTTCATTCAGCATAATCACCACATTACCTTTTTCAATGCCGTATATGTTGCAATTTGCAAGTTCCTTAGCCGTTCCAAGGATAGCTTTTGTCTGCTTTCGGCTCATTTCATAGGTTTGGGTTCCCATATTAACGATCATTTCTCATAAACCTCTAATCATTCCTAGCAGCCCTGCACACACGAGTATTGCATCTCCTCGAATATCTAATACGCATTACAGAATCATGTACAAGGTCTGGCATATACCCTCTTTCTAAAATAGTTTTCGATATTCCCCTTGCTTGCTTGATGCTATTGAGTAATGGCATGTTTAAATCTTTTCTAAAGTGCTTAAAGTACGAAAAGAACCATTCTCTTTGTGCATATTTTATATTGTGCCTTATTCTGCTATCTAATTGCAGACAATGAAGCATTTCTTTAATTCTGATCATTTCTCATAAACTCCTCAAAATCTTCCATACATTTATAACACAAGTCGTATGTGGTATTTAAAATGCCATTCCTTGTAATGGAATTTCCACAAAGTATTCCTTTTTTAATTTCAGTACCACAACGATCACAAGTACACCATTCTTTTTGATGTTTCATATAAATCCCTCACTTATCACATTCGATTCCCGGAATGAATGTTCTTTTACCCATACAAGCATCTTCAAAAGTCGTAGTTTCTATTGAACATCCGCAACTAACCGGGTCTAATGGACAATTTTCATGATTAATACATGTGCATAAAATTTCTTTTTCCTGCTTCATCATTTCACCAACTTTCAAAATAACCCTAGCATGCATAAAATATCAAGTTCCGATATTTCTTTTGCACCCTCTCTTGTGTGCGCAAGAATTTCTTCCGTCGAGCATTTTTCCATATCGTTGCACTTACTCTTATCAAAATTTCTCAAAAAACAGTAATGTAGACAATACCCATATCCGACTCCAAGTAGAGTACCATGAATACTTTTACAGACAACATTGTAATTTTCTGTTTTTAAAATATCATGTTCTCCATCTAAGAAACATTCTTTTCCGTTGTTGTCCATTTTCTCTTTGAGATATTCAAGAAAAATTCTCATTTCTTTTTCTGAATCGGAAATGCACAAAATAGAATCCTTCTCTCTATCATCAATTATTTGTTTCGATTCATTATCACAAAATTCACACATTCTTCCACCCCTCCCCTTTATTAAATACCACGTTTTCAAATATTGCCGTTTCCACCTTCTCTGGCTGACTTTCTGGAACATTCCTTGCCGGAATCTGTTTAAATAGAATTTTGCAATAAGGACAGTTATCAACTTCGGAATCAGGTATCAGCATTCCACAGCGAAAGCAACTTGTCATAATTCACACCCCAATCAAAGTAAATTTTCTTATTTCTTTTGGAATCTCACGATGCAAAATGCCATCTGTATCAAAATATGGTTCGCTGTTTAATAACTGCTTGCGTTCTACATTTTCTAGATATACTCTGCTTGTTTTCCCACAAATCGTGATTTCTCCGAACATTTCCCCTATTTCAGCCTTGAATCCGCTTACATCATATGGAGTTTTGCAATAAGGGCACACCTTTTTATCTGTTTCGATTGGTGCGCCACAATTCACGCAGTTTGTCATATTTTGTACCCCAATCATAGCAAAAATCGGAATCCTCGCGAGATTCCGTATCTTTCGTTTGATATAAACATTCCGCAATGTTTTTATCATCAAATAGCGACACAGGGAATCGAACCCTGTCAGTTCAAACCATGCCAACCGCTTTCAAATCTGCAATTTCTAATCACGGAAGGGTTTTCTGTTTCCAATAATACCGCTACCATCCATAAGTCTCCCACCGACCGGAACTATTGCAGTAGCACCCGACTAAGTGGAGATAAAGACGAGCACGCCCGGAAAGCATCGAACTTTCGTTAGAGGTTTTGGAGACCTCTTTCTGACCAACAGACAGACGTATATAACGCAGCCAAACCATAGACCGTCTGCAAGCAAACAGCATAATTTGACCGAATAGGTGGGTGAGGATTTGCACCTCACATAAACCGTGCACTGTTCACATTGGAGGGAATCGAACCCATAGGACTTCAACCATGAGTTTTTAATCTTTGTCCTGTCTCTTCCATCTGCGCGTCTACCTATTCCGCCACCACCTAATTTCATGGCTCATGCACCGTGGGATAGATGCATGATAGAATACCACCGGACGGTCTCGCACCGTCCTTAACAGAATCGTCCTAGTGGCGAAAGGAGGAACCCAAATGCTTGAATCACTCAACCAAGGGTTCAAGTACATATGAAAAACATACGTGGCTACATGGAACGTCAGCATGTAACCAGTTAGGCTACCGGGATTCGAACCCGGAATGCAGGAATCAAAATCCTGTGCCTTACCGTTTGGCGATAGCCCATCATTTCCAAATGACCATAATATTCATTGCAAAAATCGCGTATGAAAGCAAATACCCCATTGCGTTTGAATTGTCTGTCTGCTTTACCTGTCCTCCCATAAGTCCAAGTATTACAAGGGCATCTATCGCCGTAGCGATTATATTTAAAATCATATCAATATCCCCCATCCTCAAAGCTGTGTTCCTGTTTGAATCGTTCCATTTCATTTACGCTCATACCGAAAATACCGGCAGACGCATCAGAGCCCGTATGTTTGAAATATTCACCCTGTTGTGGAAACATAAACCGGAACATAGCATAATTCGCAACATCACACAGATATTCAAGATTTCCGGTCTCTTCAAACTTGGCAAGGCACATTTTCAAACTTTCGATTGCATTGACATTCCCTGTGGAGAAGTTCATTCTTGCCGGTCCGTATTTGTAATATGACTGTTCAATCAAACCTTTGCGTTTTTCATCAAAGGTTTCGGAATACTCGGTTTTCATCAATGTTTCATTCATTGTTTGAATCCTCATTGTAAAGTCTCAATGTACCGTCTGCATTATACATTGGAGTAACTCCGCCCCTGTATGCCCTACAATACATAACCTTTGTGTCCTTATCGTAAAAAATCTCATACTCTGTGTCTTCGCCTATTGTTTCAAGAATGTGTTCTTCAGCACTATTACGGCAGTTATTTGAACTGCATCCAACAACACCTAACGCGATTGGCATACAAAGGATAATTGCTAATACTCTTTTCTTCATTTCAGTTTTCCCCGTTTCTGTTCCCAGAAATCGCATGAATGGTCGTATTCAACGAAATCAGCTACGTAATCGCTTTCTTCGTTTGAACAAACATAACCGTTTGTCTTGACGCATAAGCCATATTTACAGGTGCCACAACATTCTTTACACTCTACCATTAAACATCACCTTCCGCTCTGTGGTTTGCTCTTTCAATGTCAAACCCTTCCGGATAACGTGCCTTAAGCTTGTCTACATTCATCTGCATGATCTCATCAAGGCTCCAGCCGAAGGATTCACAAAGCATTGCAAGATACCAACAAATATCGCCAGCTTCTTTCTTTGCGTGGTCAATATCAAGCTGTTTCTCATGGAAAATCCACTTTTTAATCATGTCGTTGAACTCTCCAACCTCGCCGGATAACCCCAAACAAGAATTGAAGATGCCGCCAAGGTCATAATCTTGCAACGCAGATGCGATATTGTTATTTTTGCAAAATTTAAGCAAATCGAATTTATCCGAAATTCTTTCTGTCGCTTTGCGATCATTTGTCCGCATTGCTAAAGCCTGATACTCATTCCCGGTCATATATCATTCTCCTGTCCGAAACACTTTTTTGTTTTTAAAAAATTTTTGGAAATTTAGTTGCGATTCGCAACGTGAAAGTGAATTGTTATAAATTTATTATAGCCTATTTACGGTGAAAGTCAATGGGTGTTGTTGTAAGTGGCTTTTTATTTTTTGAGGTATTTAAGGGACTTAGTAGCCGCCCGGTGGCCTTTCTGTCAGACCCCCTCCCCATCCTTTTTCTGCAAACATGGAAATATAAAATATTTTCCGTTTCGTTCTGTTGTCATTGTGTGAAAATCAAATTGTTTTAATACAATTTCTATCATACCCTTGTAACTATTCGCAAAACCTAACTTTTCCGAATAGTTCACGAATAGTTAAAACGCTACACCCCTTGATATTACTGCATTTGCGAATTGTAGAATAATCACACACAATTTAAACCGTGTTATTTGCCACTGCATCTGTGAATTGTGTATCAATTGCGTGCAATTCTTGGCTCTTTTTCTCGTCCAGCCTTGGCAGTTCCTGCGCTGTGATTGCCCTTCTTTGGGTGGCATTATCGCCAATTCCTGGCTGATTCATGCCAAATTCGTTGTTGCCCACGAACATAGTACCCACTGGACTGTTGGAGTCATACGCTCTATCAAGGATGCAATCCTTGCGAGATCGTTGTAATTTTTGCCAAATCTTAAAAGCCAACGAACTTGATTCCTCGCCTTTCCAAAGGTCAAATGTTGTAGTAGGTATATTACAAAAATAACTAAATGCTACCGTACTTACCAACTTGCTATACACATTGGAGATGTATATATAATAATCACAAAGCCTATACAATACCTCTCTGTCATACCTGTTACAGTTAGTCGGTATAGTTGCATTACCAAGAGGGCTTAAACTCTTGTCCTTTAATACTTTCGTATCTGGGAATAAATGCATACCAACATACTGCATAACAGCTTTCCACTGTCTCTGTCCAGCTTTTAGTAAATCGTCGATGTGAAATTCTATACATGCCTGATCTATTAAATCCTGTACAGTTGATGTGTATATTTGCACTGTACCCAGATCCACTATAAGCCTTGTAAGATCTACGCTCTCTACATCCTGCATATATTCACACCTCCAATCCGTTTTATTTCTCTCTGCTTTTGGTATACACTATTTCCGGGTTTAAAGTCAAGCCTTATTTTTTTACGGTGATATTATATACTTACGACGCGCGCGTATGCGGATATAACTTAAATATAAACCTATAGACTTTAGATACAGTGTATTATTATTAATCTAAAAGATTAAGAAAAAGAGAGAGAAAGAGAAACATAGTTCTGAAAAAGCGACGTCAGACGATTGTGTCGTGTTATGTCAGACGATTGTCAGACGATTTTTACCAAAAACTGATACTATTCTATCATTTTTGAACTTATCAAAGACCTAACACAGCTAGCCTTGTTTATAAAAATTTAAGAAAAGTTTTATAGTTTGTTTGCAGTTTTTCGGAGATTTTGTAAGAAATGCCCGGATACGTTGTTGATTTTGGACATGACAAAAAAGAAAAGGCAATCGAAAAAGCTGCCCTTGTTTGAAAATATTTTCTTGACTTTTGGCCTATTATATGTTATTCTTAGCCACGTAAGTTTTGGAAGATTAGGTTTAGTACCTATTCAAATTTACGTGACTGTTGCCGGTGGATTATCCACCGGCATTTTTAAAACTTGTATTTGCCGGTTTCATCAAAATCAGATTCCTCAATTTCAACAATCTGATTTTCGGTTTCGCGCATAAATTTTTGATAATACGCTTCTCCGTTCCTAGCAAGTATTAACTCATACAGTTCCTTGTCAGATAATTTCTTTCCATCCAGAAAATCATCTACTTTTTCGTAATCAAGTTCGCCACTCTCGTCTTTAAAACCGGCATCATCAAATGATTTCCCGTATTTTTCCAAGAGTGCCGTATCATAAAGGGGGAAATCTGGATCGCTAATTATTCCTCTTCCGTCCAGCGCATCGAAAAGCTCCTTGAAACTTTCCGCTTCCTGCTCATATTCCACGAGTCCATTCACACTTGTTGCCTTCCATATAATCATATTCCGTTCTCCTTCCTTTATTTGCAAGTTACGTCAACCCAGCAGTGGTACTGACCACACGGCAATCTATCTTGCCAATCCGAAAAATTTCGGTTGTGCGGGCAGTCAGAGCACTTTCCGGAATTTTCCGGATTGCAATCAAAATCTTTGACTGCTTCGTTCTCTGCAACGTCCGGCTGGCTCAACCGTTCTGCGGTTACCCAACCCAACCCCGCATAAAAATACAGGGTTATGCCGTTCTCCTTCTTCCTCTTCAGATTTTCTAATTTTAACATATGTCGTTCCCCTTTCGGCTCTGTGCTGTTTTCTTGATCTGACTATACTATAGCACGCATATATCACTTTTGCAAGTGATATTTTATTTTTTTTGCAATTTCTTTTTCAGTTCCAAATCTTCCGGACTCTCTACATATATAAAGATGTCTTTCGGCTGCATATCCAAAAGCAGACAAAGGTTATTAATGCTCTTTGCATTTATATTTGTGTCCTCACGTTTTATTTTTTTGAGCGTTTCTTGACTTAACAATCCGCTTGTTTTAGCCATGTAGGAGTTAAAGCCGATGCGCTCCAACGCGTCCCCTACATCAAATCTGTATTTTAGCATTGCGTACCTTCCTTTCTATATAGATTTTCTTAAACCAATCATACTTTTCCTATCCGGAAAAGTCAAGAAAAATATTTCTAAAAAAAGTGATATTTACTATTGACTGTCACTAATTTTAGTGATATGATACAAGCATCAAATGAAGAACAGAAAGAGAGGAAAACAAAAATGAAAGATATGAAAGCGGCAGAAGCATTATTAGAAAGCAAAGGTTATTATATTTCGAACCAGTTTGACGGTTTCGCTACTCTTCCAGATGAATACGAATTGAGCGACGTAAACGGAAACGTTGTTATTGATCATTTGAGCGAAGCACAGATTTTACAGATTTCGGAAATTTTATAGGGAGGGCTTAAACATGAGAAAGACGGGAATGCGTTTTACATGGAAAACAACAAAGAACGGCGACGCGATCAACGAACTGAAAAAGAACGGAATCGCGTTTGAGTATAACCACTTCGGGGAACTCACAGCCGACTTTTACGGAATCGGCATTTTTGAAAAAGTCGATTTTGAACACGTCCAAGGCGATGTATTTGAAATCTGCATAGCATAGCCGAAACGCTCCGCCCTGGAGCGTCAGCCGTGGAATGGTCGCCCGGCTCTGATGATGGCAGACCAGAAAACGAAAGCGAGGTTTTGAACATGGAAAAATATATAATGGTTGCAACAAATGAGCAGATAGAAAGAAGCAAGGCGCGCAGAAAAGCCATTGAAACATTGGAGTATAACCCAATGTGCTACAACTGTAAGAGTTTTGGAAAGTCCTGCAAAGGGTCAACAAATAAAGTATATAGCGGATGCGTCTATAAAGAGGTTGACGAATCGAAACCGTCTATATATACACAGATTTTAGAACAAGTGAAATAGTCGAAACCGCCGCTTGGCGGTCTGCAGGAACTGCCCCACCTGCACTGATGAGACAGGGCACACAACGAAAGGATGGTTGATTATATGACAAAAGCGGAACTTTTGAAAGAATTTGACAAGCTGGAAAAGGAAAAAGGAGTACACATTGATGGAATTTATTACAATAGCAAGAAAAGCACCATAGAAAACGCTATAGAATGCCTAAAATGCCCGGATGAACTTTTAAACAAGTATTTAACCGTTGTAAGCCTCAAATACCCAAATAGCGGGCGCGTGATTACTGAAAACGGAGATTTTAAGCGGCACAGCCACAACAGATTGTATGTATTTAATACGGCGCGCATGATTTTAGCAAATTAAGCAAGGCTGGCTTTTCCGGGGTTCGATTCCCCGACTTGCTTTTACCGGAATGACCGGAAAAATTAAAAAACGGAGGAAAACAACCATGAAAAAGAGAATTTTAGCCATTGTATTGGCAACAACTGCACTTGTAAACCTTGCACCAGCTACAGCTACCGCAAAAACAGCACATACCTACAAGGCGCGCGGAACTGTACGGAATTTTACATATTCCATGCAATACGAGGACGGGGAAAAGCTGACCGGTCGCGGATTTGATATTTACACCACGGTTGGAAATATCTGGGAAATGTCCGACACGGACACAGACTTGCGCTTTAAGAATCGGCAGAAGGTTGTTGTTAAAATTAACGACAACGGAACGCCAAAAGACAAAACTGATGATTTTATCGTTACAATTAAAAAAGCAAAATAGATTTTAGGGCGGTACTCTTCCGCCCTTTTCCGCGTGCCTGGTGGCGTTGCGTACCGGTTCGATTCCGGCGGCGTGGACTTATTAACCGATGGTCATATATTGGGACTGCATCGGGTTATATGGCGGCATATTGCCGTCACACGGCGCGCCGCAGCCGTAAATAATCGCGGTTGATCTGCTTTAATGCAGACGCAAGACACGCGGGAAAGCTCGTTTCTACCGTTCTATCATTAAGAGCGGCGGCAAGATCGCAAGCCGTCACTATTGCGGCACTTTGGAGCTTGTGCATCTCCAACAAAAAACAGATTGCACACCGTTCCGCCGGATGCGGGCATATAACGCACATTGACAAATAAACACGATATAAGGAGGTATAAGTGTATGACCTACGATATTAAAGCCGATCACAACGGGAAAGCCGTGCGCCGGGTGGCGTATGGGGACTTGCAAGCGTGGCTGATCGTAAACCAACTATCGCGCGACGGATGCAAAAATATATGCATGAGTGAGCGCAGAACGTCTGGAGGTGGCAAAAATGGCAAAATATGAGTATATCGGAAAAAGGGAAATCATGCGCCGGGTGTCTGCCCTTGGTTATCTGGAAATATCCGGCAAAATGTGCGGCTACTCAAAGTTTGAGGGCGTGGAATGGGTGGAGTCTGCAAAAATCAAAATAACCGCCCAACGCGGCGGCGATTGGCTACAGGTCACACAAAGTCAGGAAAACATAACACACACTTACAGCCGGTACGATGGGAAATGCTATCTTGACAAGTGGTAAAATGCGATCTATGCTAGACTATAACTATATCCGAGCAAGCGTCTTTTGGCGTTTGCCTGTGATCTGCAATACCATCAAATATCATCAGTGCATTATCTATATATGGCATAGCATATAGTGTATTTGAGTTATTTGCGGAATGTCGCAGATATTTGCACGTTTGTTACACGTTTTTGAGAATCCGTGAAAATGGAATCTTGACCCCAAAACGCTACCCCAGGGGGGTACAAAAAAATTACGAAATATTTTTTGGCGCGCGGAGAAAATTTTCTTTCGTAAAAATCAAAGAGCGCGCCGCATAATCGCTTTTGCTCAACTCTTCTATCAGCCTTTCCCTAGTCATTTCCGGATTCGTCCGGTGCACGTACTGTAAGAGTTCTGAAATTTTATCCATTATGCAACAACCTCCATAAGTTCAATCAATAGTCTGTCTGCTATTTCAAACACTTCTCTTCCGTATGTAGCCAAGAAGTCCGCTACAATTTCTTCTGTATCAATATCCATGTATACATTATACGAAAGGCAGAATGCATGACATAATTCGTGACATAACACACGGTCAAGGAACCTTCCGCATAGATCATCCGCAAGATATATCGTTTTCGTGTCCCTGTCGGTCATGCCTACCGTTCTGCTTCCGTCACTTCTCTGTAGCATATCGCTGTAACGCGATACTTTGACCAAATTCCATATTTCATTGTTTATCGTGAACAATTTACCACCTCACAAACAAAGAGGGCAAAATGCCCTCTCTATTACATTTTTGTGACAAGCGTAGTCAGCTTTGTCTTGGTCAACTGTTTCTCTTCTGGGGACATACCAGAAAACAGTTCTGTCACATCTTCCGAAAGAGATTTCATGTACTTTTCAAGCTCTTTCATCTTTGCGTCCTTATCTTCCGGTGAATTTCCGTTATGCATTTCCTTTGTCTCCATGTAGCTTCTCCGACTCATACCGGCTCTGCCCTCTCTTACATCGTGAGTACCGGTACTCATGCCGTTATTTCCGCTCATAGGCTCTGAATAATACATCTTTCCCATACTCATTCTGTCAAGGTCTCTCATTCGGTCGTATTCCGGCATACTCTCCCATTCGTGGTAATCTTCCGGCATTTGATGATAATATGGAGGTTCTACATATCCTCTGCGTGTTCCACGCCCTTTCGGTGCGAATCTTCCATTTGAGTACCGGTACTCATTGTAGTATCTTCTTCCCGGATAATCCCCAAATTCTTCCACCATGCGCATGATTTCTTCGTTTTCAGACTTTTTCATGGCTTCAACAATGTTATAGTCTTTGTCAAAGCATACGATATTCTTTGCAATCTCCGTCCAATCCTTGAGATCATCAAGGTTTTGCCCCTCAAAATTCTCAATTCCAATGCCGTCAACGTGGGCTTTCACGCAATCCATAATCTGTTTCGCAAATTTATGCATAATATCAAGCCTCCCTTACTGCAATCAAATTACTGTTCTGAACCTCGATAGCCTGTGTAGATGTATTCTGCACAGCTACCGTACTGCAACAACCGCAAGGCACATCAACGTATGCCTGTGCTGATACATTAAAGAAATTCTCAACTGCGGCTGGCGTTACGATCATCTTTGTTGACTGCAAAGGTTCTCCATCAACCGCGATTGCAAGCGAAATCTCTTCAACTGTGCCGCCTGTCGGAATCTGAATGTTTCCGGAATACGATACCAAAAATCTAGCCTTACACTGATTGGTGATACCTCTTAGCTTGATAATTCCGCTTCCCTGTCTGTGTACGATACATTTTGTTCCGTTCACTGCTGTTTCTGTAAATGCAACATCTTCTCCAGCGGCAACGGTTTGTAATGCAATTCCTGTTACTTCCATTATTTTTACCTCTCTTCCATAAAATAAGGGCAAACATTACAGTCTGCCCTTTGGTTATAAGTAATACTGCATAGCAGACATAATCTTGTTTTAATTCTTGTTTAAACCTTGTTTTAATTCGTTATTGCCGAGTTAAAATCAAATTATAAACGAGTTAAACTCAATTAAGATACTCAATTATTCAGTTTTAGCAGCCACAACCGGTATTGCATCCGCATCCATATGCATAAGCATTTGGGTTAGGTACGACATATGCCGGAATGGCAGACGGATTTACTGCATTGATAATCTGCTGTGTCTGAGCCGCCATCTGAGTTGTAAGCAGTGCACTCTGACGATCCTGTGAAGCCGCTCTGCGAAGGTCATTATTTTCTGCCTGTAAGCTAGAGATTTTCTCATTGCAGAGATAATCAAGAATAGCGCGTGTTCCTGCGTTCTGGCTGTCGATAATGTCTCTTGTGTTGCTGTTCATGGTGTTCTGCAATGCGCAAGTGTTGGTTGCCATGTTGTAGTTTACACCTTGGATAGCTTCTCTTGTTTCACAGCAGCAGTTAGCAAGCTGTGACTGTAAAGCATTGGTATTCTGCATATTAGCAACTGTATCAGCATTGATAGCCTGCTGAATGCCGAATCCGGTCTGCAAAATGTTTGTGTTAATGCCATTCATACCGTTTTGCACTGCATAGAATCCATCACAAATTCCATTTGTAATGCCGTCAAGTTTTGACACAACCGCCTGATTATCGAATCCGCGCTGAATCTCACTTCCGACACCACCATTCATTCCGCTTCCTCCGAATCCGTTACCGAATCCACCCCATCCGAAGATGGCAAAGATAACGATAATGAACCATAACCATGAGCCTTCTGCGCCCCATCCATTGTTATTTCCGTTTCCGTCAATGTTCGCAACAAGCGGAACAGATGCTGTGTTGCAATTTGAACCAAACATAATTTTTACCTCCATAATTCATTTTTTATATACATAATCTTGCAAGAATTAGTATCACATTCCTAATTGGCTTTTAAACGACTCAAAAGCCTTATCTGCGTCAATTCCTTTTTCTTTGCACAAATTCCTAGCCATCTGCTCGATGCCCTTGGAATCTCCATTTTGCGCCATCTGCATAGCGTTTTTAGCTAAAGGGTTGTTCATTACGTTTTTATTCCCCATCATTTGTTGTAAAAACTGCTGTGGGTTTCTCATTCCCTGTAACATCTGCATAGGATTCATTAAGACTCACTCTCCTTTTGTGTTCGTGAAGATTTTCTTTGCGTTTGCGAAGATAACTTATCTTCCAACTCTTCCATCTTTCCAAACAAGCAATCCAATTTGTCAGTAATAGCCTTTGTTGCATCGTTAGATAGCCCTATTTCAATTCTTTTATCATCACTCGAAGAATCTGCCATCTGTTCATTAAAAGGCTTATAAACGGTCTTTCTGATTGTTCCATTGGCATCCCATTGTTTTGCAACGATTGCGCTCATATCTTGCATCGGGAAAAACGCAACACTTCCATCCATAGGTACATCATTTGCCATGATCGCTGACTCCGACTGCACTACTTTTCCTTGGATTCCAAGAAACTGCGGTTGCATCTGCTGAATCTGCGGCTCTGGCTGTTGAAACCTCTGCATTGGGTTGTACTGATAAGCGGCATAGCTTGGGTTTGGGTTAAATGCCATATTCTGATTTTGCATCTGATACATTCTCTTCCTCCAATACTTCCTTGATTGCGTGAATCATAGCTGACTGATACACAAGCGGAACCTTTGACACATCTTTTCTTGTTAAGATTTTTTCAAGAATTTCATCCGTAAATAACATTCCGCATCCCTCCTATGCTTATATTTTTGCATAAAAAAATACGGTTCTTCCGCAAAAAATAAGCAGAAAAACCGCATAAAAAAAGAACGCCAAAGCGTTCCAAGTCTACCATTTTCAGAAAAGAATCTAAAGCACTTGCGCAGACTCCTTTCTTTTGTGTTCAGTTTTTGAGTACCATTTTGAGTACCAATTTTTTTAAGACGCCGCAAACACAGTGTTTATGCGACTTTTAAAACAGTCCGTACGGGAATCGAACCCTAAAGTAATTGCCTTGAAACGGCTTAAAACAGCCATTTTTTCAATTTTTCTTTGAGTACCTTTGAGTACCAGAGACTTATAATGCTTCGATTAAGTCAAGTTCCTGTCTCTTTTCCTCAATTCCGGTACGATCAAAATAATAATGATCTTTTGTGCAACTAATGTCTGTATGCCCCATAGTATCAAGGATTGTGGACTCTTTCACTTTCCCGTCAAGAAGAATGCTTCCGTATGTCTTTCGAATTTTGTGTGGAGATTTCACTTTCATTCGCAGTTCATGTTCGCAGATATACCGCAAACGTTCACGAAAGTTGTAGGATTTCAACCGTTCTCCGTCTCTCTCAAATAGATATTCCCCGAAGGGATTTCTCTTTCGTACTTCATCAAGAATCCATTTGTACTTATCAGGCAATATTGCGAATCGCAATCCGGCTTCTGATTTTGGAAAATCTTTGACCTCATAATGGAAGCCATCATCATCCCGGTAACGTGTTTCTGTAGAATTGATAGCAACCGTGTAGTTTTCAACATCTTTCCGCTTTAATGCCGACAATTCTCCGACACGGACACCTGTCTTAAACATAAATAGCAATCCAAGGTTCACGATATCCAAGTGATTCTTTAAGTACATCTCCATGCGTTCCTTTTCATCCGGCATATACACTTGGTCTTTTGCCTGCCGAACTACGTGCTTAAATGCTTTTGGCGATATATCCATATCTTTCAGCGTGTATGTAATTGAAAACTTAACATACTTCTTCCGCTTGGCATACTTGAAAATTCCATAGATTAGCGTCCGGAAGTTTGAGAATGCCTTGGAAGTCATATCGAAATCATGGATGCTGTTTCGTATGAACGTTTCAAGGTCGCATTCGTCTATTCTTTTGATTCTCTTATCCTTAATACCATCAAAGTATCTATGGAAGTCCATTAAGTACCTGTCGTAGGTTGCCCTGCTGATTTCTTCAAGTTCCAGCTTTTGCGAAATCCAACGATTGAAGATTTCTTCTACTGTAGGGTCATCCTCTTTTTCTTTCCAATAATCAACGATCTTCTGCTCGACCGCTTCTCTGCGCTTTGCCTTGATTTTACGCCTGCCTTTTACTTCATCCGGCAGATATGAGTACCAGTTCTCATCCTTTCCTTGATAGATTTTATAAGGGTTTTTGTTGAGTAATTTTTCTCTCTTTTGCATAGTGACTTGTTTCTGCACAAGTGCTATGTCGAGAATACCACTATCAACGGCATATTTCAACAGTTCTTTTTCATCCAATCAAATACCCCCCCGTTCTTTCTATTTTATCCTTTATATCTCTCACTCTGTACTCTATCGTTCTTAGTGATAGATTTTCTTTTGTGGATATTTGCTTTTGTGAAAAACCACGGCAGAGAAGAGAGAAAATCCTCTCCTCTTCTTCCGTGAAATTGGCATTTTCTTTGATTTGTTCAAGTTCTGGCTTAATGAATTTTGTAAATTTCATAAGCCATTTCTCCTAAGATTTAATTAATATTTAATATTCATATTTCCGTGTTCGTTTACCCAGTCAATAGCTTCTGCGTATGTCACGCCATTATTTTTCAAGATATATAGCAGATTATGAAATTTAGGGTGTGTTTCTTTCAGCCTTAAAAATCTGCTTTCTTTCTCTAAGTGACATCCGAATCCGCACAGTACACAACCTGTTCTTTGGCATCCTGTTGTTTTCAGCAATGGTCTTTCTTTGTCAAAAATCCCAAAATCCGCAAACGACATCTGATTCTCACATTGCCCCATAGCTTCATAATCTGTGACCACATCACCATAAACAGAACATATTGGAAAATAAAATTCGGTATTTTCGACACTCGCTCCTGTTTTCTTGTATACAATCCTATTTCCGTAAAACATCTTATCATCGTTCATTCTGACTTCAATCATGCGTTTCGCATTCTCTTTGATATAAAGTAACACATCCTGATCAGTCCAAAAGCTCATAGGGTTGCTATGTGGTCTTTTAACATTAAAAGCATTACAGCCATCCTGCAACCATTTCTGCGTACGCATAACACTTTCGCTTGCCATAGTCGCTATAATAGGCTTTCTGCCTGTTTTCTTTTCGTAATCGTGCGCAGGCTTTTTCTTCATAATGTCACAACATAAGTCGCTTATTTCAAATGGTGCATCAAGAAAGAATTTATATTTTTCTTGATTAAACTGACTATAATTGCCTTTACTATCTGTCAGTTCTCCATTCAGTCTGTGTAACCTATATTCTGAACCGCTAGGGATAACCCCCATCTGCAAACTCTTGTACTTTTCGTTCTGTTTGTTTATTCTCCTGTCTATTCCTAGCAGGTCTGCCATGTAGCAAGCATACGGAATCGTCTGTCTGTCTGTCTGTCTGTCTGTCTGTCTGTCTGTCTGTCTGTCTGTCTGTCTGTCTGTCT